TTTGAGGAGGTTAAGGAATGAGAGTCGATCTGAATGACGTTCTGACGGTCGACGGATCCACCAAGACCACTAAAGAGGGGTACTTGGTAGTGGATGCACGAGTTGCTCGTACTGGCATCCAGGTGTATCACGGATCAGAACTCGGCCTAGTCGGAAGAGACAAGCTTCGAGTCTGGAGGCCTGAGGAAGAAGTCTTCAAGGATGCTTCTCTGAAGACTTATGCACATCGTCCTGTGACTCTGAATCACCCGAAGGATGGAGTGAACGCCCAGAACTGGAAGCAGCTTGCTGTGGGCCAGACTGGAGATGAAGTCATTAGAGATGGGCAGACTGTCCGGGTGCCGATGGTCCTGATGGACGCTGCTGTGATTGAGGCAGTAAAAGGCGGGATAAGAGAACTCTCCATGGGGTACAGCTGCGAGCTGGAGCTTGTGGATGGGGTTACTCCTGACGGAGAGCCCTACGATGCGGTTCAAAGGAACTTGCAAATGAATCACCTCGCAGTCGTCGCCATGGCGAGGGGGGGTTCGGAGTTGAGGATTGGCGACACAAAAGGAGTGGATCAGATGACGGATACCGTCAAAACTCAGACCGTGGTTGTTGACGGTCTGTCTATCACGACCACGGAGCAGGGCGCTCAGGTGATCGAGAAGCTTCAGAAGCAGCTGGCCGACAGTCAAGTCGCTCTTCAGAAGCTGACTTCGGACCATTCGGCAGAACTGGCGAAGCGAGATGCGGAGCTGGATGGGCTGAAGGCCAAAGTGCTGACCGATGCACAGTTCGATGAACGCGTGAAAGCGCGGGCTGCCCTGATCGACACTGCGAAACGGATCTTCCCGAACATCGTTGCCGATGGGAAGAGCGATGCTGACATTCGTCGTGAGACGGTGGTGGCAAAACTGGGCGACTCGATGAAGGCCAAAGAACAGACCTACATCGACGTTCGGTTCGACATCCTGGCGGAGGGTTCTCCCACGACCCAGGTGACGCATACCAGCGACTGGCAACCGACCCAAGCAACCGACGCCGACAAGGCCTATGCTGAGAGTCTGAATTCTCTCAACACGGCCTGGCAGAACAAGCAGTAAGGAGCTACTGACATGCAAACGACTTATGGAACCAGCATGGCCGTTGCTGCTGAGGGCCACATTGCCAACCAAGAGTCGCTGAACCTTATCTCTCGTGAGGTAGAAGGTGCGGCGATTGGGTTTGGCAAGGCGGTCAAGCAGGGCACGGCTGATCGAGGCGTGGCCGCCGCCACAGCCGCAGCTGACGTCTTTCGTGGTATCACTTGCCGCGATCAGTCCGTTCTTGACGGAGTGGACTTCAACGTCGGAGAATCGGCCCAGGTGATGACCAAAGGTGTCGTCTGGGTTCTGGCGGGTGCGCCGGTTGTTGCTGGCGCTGCTGTCTACATGGTGGTTGGCACCGCTCAGGCGGGTCGATTCACCTCTGTCTCCACCAGCAACCTTCCCATCCCGGATGCCATCTTCGAGACCTCGGCTGGAGCAGCCGGCGACCTCGTGGCCATCCGCCTGCAATAAGGATCCCGAGAAATGAACCAACCGCTGCGTATCCCGGTCAATCCGGCTGATGCGATGCAAGCCAACCTGGGCTTCGTCACTAGCCAGAAGACCTCCATCGAGGCTGGAGTCTACCGCTACCGGTACCCGGATCTCGATTATGCGTCACTTGTCCCTGTGGACACATCGGCGCATCCGTTTGCCAAGTCTATCACCTACTTCAGCCTTGATGGCTTCGGCAAAGCCGAGTGGGTGAACGGCGGGGCATATGACATCCCGAACGTCGGGCTGAACCTGGACAAAGACGAGACCCTCGTTCACATGGCGGGGATCGGTTACGGCTACGGCTACGAAGAGGTGGGCCAAGCCGCAATGCTGGGCATTTCCCTGCCCTCGGAAGGCGCTTACTACGCCAACCGGGCCTACCAGGAGATGGCCTACCGCGTCGCCTTCACTGGCGATACGGCGAAGGGCTTCCAGGGCCTCTTCAACTACTCCGGCGTCACGGCCGGGGCGGTCGCCAACGACGGCACTTCTTCTGCCACCGTCTGGTCTGCCAAGACGGGTGATCTCATCAACCGCGACATCAACGCGGTCCTGATCGGGATGAACTCGGCAACCAATACGGTGGAGATGGCGGATACTCTTATCCTGCCCATCGAGCGGTTCCAGACCCTTGCTTCTACTCGCCTCGGCGATACGAACATGACCATTCTGGAGTTCGTTCGGAAGAACAACGTCTACACCGCCATGACTGGTCAGCCTCTGGACATCCGTGGCATGCGCGGCATGACCACCATTGGCTCGGGCACCACGGCCCGTATGGTGGCCTACCGGAAGTCTCCTGAGGTGCTGAAGTACCACATCCCGATGCCGCTCCGGTTCCTGCCGGTTCAGGTCAAAGGGCTGCGGTATGAAGTGCCGGGTGTCTTCCGTCTCGGTGGTCTGGACATCCGACTCAAGGGCGCTGTCCGGTACGCTGACGGCATCTGATTCCCAGCAGTCCCGTGTCACCCCCTGTGGCGCGGGACTTATCAGCAAGAGGAGACTTTTCTATGCGGTTCTACAACTCAAGCGACCGGGAGCTGGTACTTCCTGACGGCACTCGACTGATGCCGAAGCACGAGGTCGACCTGACTCCGGAGCAGGCTACGTCCTGGAGCAATCACCCTGTCATTCAGGGGTGGGCTAAGGACAAGTGGATCGAAGCTGAGCTGCCCGATGAAGGAGACGATGATCCGGATGGCAATGCTGTCACAAAAGACAATGTCGAGGATCTGACTCGATCCAAACTGGTCCGGTTCTTGAAGGCCAACAACGTCTCCAGCCGCGGATCCCGTGATGAACTTCTGGAGCGTGCCAAAGAGGTCCTCGAAGGACAGGAGTAATCTGACATGGCTCTAGATACCACAGTCGGTGGGGCTTCTTCGGATAGCTATGGCACTCTGATCGAGGCAGCCTCCTACCACACATCCATGGGCCACCCCGCTTGGGCTGCTGCCACCGACGTGGACAGGGAGTCAGCGCTCCGCCGGGCTGCCATGTGGCTCGACGGGGCCTATCGCCTCAGGTTACCGGGAGTTCGAGCTGCTGGGCGCCTCCAGGCGCTTGAGTGGCCTCGTTCCGGGGCTGTTGACCGGTCGGGCTTGTCACTGGACGGGATTATCCCGGTAGAAGTCAAGTTCGCACAGTTCGAGGCGGCCCTTTCTGAGCTATCAGCTCCTGGGTCTCTGTCTCCACAGAGCAGTTCAGCTCAAGTCGTGAAGTCTGAGAAGGTGGGGCCGGTCTCGGTCGAGTATGCAGTCTCAAGTGGTGATGTTTCTTCCACATACCCTACGCTGTCTTCTGTGGAGTTCCTGCTGTCCGGGATCCTGACTTCTTACGGGACAGATGGTGGATACCCGGCTTTCACGGCGGTTCGCTATGGACAAGTTTGACTATAGCCGCTCTGTAGAGACTGCCAACCGTCTGCTAGAGAGGTTCGGCAAGCAGATGGTACTCAGGAAGGCGGGGCTTTCCGCTGGATCGGCTTATGAGCCTACGCGGATGGCCCCAACATTTCACTCAGTGGTAGGTGTTGAAACTGAGACAGTCATCAGAGGACTTGACGGGCTGGCCAGAAAGGTTCGATCCTGGTACATCCGGGTTCAGGAGGGGGTTGTTCCACAGGCTGATGATCAGCTGATGATCAGTGGAGTAACCTCATTTCTGACTAACCCCCGTGATGCTCTATTCTCCGGTGATGTGATTGTGGGGGATGTTCACCCGTTGCAGCCCGGAGATACCGTGGTTCTGTATTCTGTAATGACGAAGGTCTGAAGATGGCCATCCCGAACAAAGTCCAGGAGCTTCTAGACTCGCTGTCTGACTCGGTTAGGGCCGCTGTATTGAAATCAGTGGAGAACATCAAAGATCGAATCGTGATGGCCAATCTTGTGAGAGCAATAGAGAGCGGTGATGTAGCTGCTGTGGTCAGGGCTTTGAACCTGAGCGATGAGTTCTTCGATCCAGTTGCTGACTCGATTCGCCACGCCTACTTGACTGCTGGACAAGCAACGATGATCGAGTTCACATCTAAGCTGTCTCGAGTCGACAAGCTGGGAGTGATCTTCGGGGGTAGAGCCCCTCGAGCTGAGCAGTGGATCCGAGATACATCATCTCGAGTGGTTGCTGATCTGGTCAATGCCTCTGTGGAAGCCGTCCGGGCTTCTGTGATAGAGGGTTTAGCTGACGGTCAGGGGGCTAAGGCCATAGCCCGGAGACTGATCGGGCCGCTAAAAGGGGGAAGAAGATCAGGCGGTGTAATCGGCTTGAATGACCTTCTTCGGAAGTACGCTGACACAGCTCGTAAAGAGTTGCAAGGCGACAATATGAGAAACTATCTGTCTAGAGAACTGAGAGACAAGCGGTTTGATGTTCACGTGCTACGGTCCTTGACAACCGGCAAGCCGCTGTCTGCGGAAAAGATAGAGCAGATGGTCGGGAGGTATTCAGATAGGCTACTGGAGTATAGGGCTATGGCCATCTCTAGGACCACTGCCACTCCCGCTTATAATGCTGCTCGACATGAAGCCGCTAATCAGCTTGTTGATGTAGGAAGGATCAGAGAAGACGACATAGTCAGAAAGTGGAGATCCGCTGGAGACGACGGACATACTAGAGATACCCACCTTGAGATGGATGGTCAGAAAGTGACTGGACTCAAGGATCCATTTGTCTCTCCGTCTACGGCTCAGATGATGCATCCTGGAGATACAAGTCTCGGAGCTCCAGCAGAGGAGATCATCAATTGCCGCTGCTATGAGGAGATCTCGATTGACTACATTGCTGCTAGGGCTAGGATCGAGAGGGCAGGCTGATGGCCACTAAGAGTTTCTCGGCAGAGGTGGATGACTGGGTCAAGAAGGTGGAAGGACGACTTGAGGCCGTCTTCAAAAGGTCTACTGAAGAGTTATTCTCCATTGCTCAGACTACTGTGTACCAAGGGGGACACCTGCCCTTCAAATATGGGTTTCTGAGAAACACCTTTGTGTCCTCTCTGAACGGGTCATTGCTGATCGAGGGGCCCGAGGCTTACGAGACTACAATTGCTGGCTTCGAGCTCGGTGATAAGATCTTTGGAGGCTGGACTCGAGATTATGCCCTGCGCATGGAGTATGGGTTCGTGGAGACTGACTCACTTGGAAGGTCCTACAACCAAGCGGGCTTCGGGTTCATGGCTAAAGCGGTTACTCAGTGGCAGGCTATTGTCACCAGGTACGCTATAGAGCTAAGGAGTCTGTCGACATGATAGAGGCGATGATCAGTGAAGCGTTATATGCTCGGCTGCTAGATCACGAGTTCTCTCAGTTGCTCAAGATCTCCTTCCCAGGAGTCCAGTTCACGGTTCCTGTGGAGCCATGGATCAGTGCTAAGAACTACTTCTCCAGGACAGACCAGGTCACTATGGGGGATGCTGGCTACAATCGGTATGTCGGGTTCTTGAGAGCCGATATAAACTACCCAGCTGGTCTGGACGGAGAACTACCAGCTCTTAGATTAGCTGGAGAGCTAGTGAGTCTTTTTAAGAGGGGTACCGAGATGCCTCTGAGTACAGGTGGATGGGTCCGAGTGATCTGGCCACCTAATGTCACGGATCCGCTTGAGACCAGTGAGTGGCTCCGAGTCCCAGTCACCATTCGCTGGCAGTCCGACAACCCGAACGTGAGCTAAGGAGAGCACCATGACTATCGCGCAAGGTTCTCGGCACGATGTATCTTTCGTGACTGAGACTGTGTATGGCACCACCCCAGCAACCCCTTCTATGAAGCGGTTCCGGAATACCGGTACTGGTGTCAATATGAGCAAGAGCACCATCCAGAGTGCCGAGATCCGATCAGACCGACAGATTCAGTCGCTTAGGCATTCTGTGAAGAACGTTGGCGGTCCACTCAACTTTGAGCTGTCCTATGGTGCATTTGACGATTGGCTAGAGGCTGCGCTATTCGGCACTTGGGCAACCAACACTCTGAAGGCTGGAGTAACTCCGAAGTCCTTCTCTGTGGAACGTCGCTTCACCGACATCAATCAGTACCTTGTGTACACGGGTTGCCAGCCGAACGTCTTCAACCTTTCAATCCCTGCAGAGGGAATGGTGACTGGTTCCTTCGAGCTGGTCGGCAGAGGCATGACAGCCTCTGGCACTTCGCTAGGTAACCCCACAGACGTTGCGACCAATGAGCCATTCGCATCCGACGGGGGGTCGATTACTGAAGGCGGACTTGCCATCGCAGTTGTCACTGGCCTTGAGCTTAGTTTGGAAAATGGCATTGCTCCGAACTATGTGGTCGGTTCCAACGTATCGAAGGAGTCAACCTATGGCCGGTCGAATGTGACCGGGACTGTGACTGCGTTCTTCGAGAACATCACGATGCTGAACAAGTTCATCAATGAGACAGAGTCAAGCCTGTCGATCACTCTGGTGGACCCGGCATCGAACACTATGACCATCACTCTGCCACGGATCAAGTATACCGGGGCGGAGATCCCTCTCGATGGAGAAGGATCCATCGTGATGAGCATGCCGTTCCAAGCTCTTCGCGACACGACCACTGGAACTAACATCGTAATCACGAGGTAAGATCTGATGACAAAGACCCAGCAAACTAAAACTCCCCTAGACCTGACCAGCTTCGCTCACATTCAGAGCAGCCAAGAAGAAGGGCTGGAAGTGGTGATCCGGCATCCGCTGGACCCAGACATCGAGACCGGCATGGTGATTGTCATTGCCGGTCCCGACAGCGAGAAGCGTCTCAAGGCCCAGCGAGTCTCAATCGACGCGCGACTGAAGCGGGGCAAGCGTAAGCTGACAGCCGAAGAGATCGAGCAGGACGCAAAGAAGATCTTGGCCCGATCAGTTCTCTCTTGGTCTGGGTTTGTTGAGAACGGTCAGGCTTTGGAATGCACCGTAGAGAACGTCATGCACGTGTTCACCAAGTATAAGTTCATCCATGAGCAAGTAGATGAGGTGGCTAATGACCGTGCATCTTTTACGAAGGACTCTCAGACGAACTCTGTGAGTATCTGAGAGAGCAGCTTGAGCTAGATGTCCCAGATGAGCATGGTAGCACCAAACGGGACAGCATCGAGATGGCAGAGCGGAAGCTGGGTCGCTCTGTCAGGGAGGAGATACCGCTACCATACTGTGGACAACACATATGGGAGTGGTATCTCCAACTCCAGCATTGCGGAGAAACTCTGCTCTATACCGAAGTAATGGCCTGGGTCCAGGTGACTAAGACCATCATCTATCCCGAGGAGGTTGAAATCCTCCAGGACCTGTTTGCTGCTAGACGTCGCTGGTGGAACGAGAGAAAACACACATGACTGTAGACCTCGCAAAACTCGGGATTGAAGTAGATAGCTCAGATGCAGTGAAAGCTAGCACTGATCTTGACAAGCTGAGGAAGTCAGCGGACGGGGCTGAAGACTCTACCAAAAGGCTATCTAGAACTGGATCCATCCTCTCGAGCACCTTCGGGAAGATGGCCAGTTTTGTCGGCGGGCTAGCCGCTGGTATCGCCTCGTTCCAGACGGTGATGGCTGCATTTTCTCAAGCTAGAGAATTCAACTCGGCTATGTCTGAGACACAGACCCTTATCCGGGGTACGGCTCAAGAGATGGCCTTTCTTGAAGAACAAACTCGATCCATGGGCAAACAGTTTGGCACTTCAGCCACTGCCCAAGTCAAGGGTTTTTATGAGGCTCTGTCTGCTGGAGCCACCAGTGTTGAGCAAGCCCAGGACATTACTGAGCAGGCGAACAAACTCGCTATCGGTGGTGCTACTGACGTGGCCACAGGTGTGGATGTTCTTACATCTTCACTGAATGCCTACGCTCAATACGGGCTAAAGGCTACAGACGTGACTGACTCTCTGTTTGTCGCCATCCTGGCTGGTAAGACTACTGCTGGAGAGCTGGCACACTCGCTGGGTCAAGTGCTTCCGATCGCATCAGCGATGGGGATCTCTTTCGATGAGGTCACGGCCTCTGTGGCGGCTCTTACTTCTCAAGGCCAATCGACCTCTCAAGCTGTCACTGGAGTCAGAGGGGCTCTTGCGGCGGTCCTCAAGCCCACTAAGCAAGCCCAAGAGATGGCTGATGCTCTTGGACTAGCCTTTGACGCGCAATCCTTGAAGGCTCAAGGCCTTGCAGGGTTCTTGGAGCAGGTGAAGATTAAGACCGGTGGTAGTCAAGAGGCTATGGCCCAATTGTTTGGGGACGTAGAAGGCCTGAATGCCGTGTTGGCCCTGACCAATGGTGGTGCGGAAGCCTTTGCCGATACGCTAGACATGATGGCCGAGAAGGCTGGGGCCACTGATGCCGCCTTCAACGTAGTGGCTGATGGGCTTGATCAACGTCTCAAGGTGCAGCTTGCCATCATGGGAGACGCTCTGCTCACTCTCGGGAATGTAATGCTCCAGGTAGTGGTGCCAACTCTAGAGTATATGACCTCTGCAGCCTCAACACTTGGTGAAAACCTTGGCGTCCTCGCCTCGGTGATCGTCGCTATGGCCGCGACCCAGTTGCCAATGCTTGTGGCTTCTCTTGTCTCTGCCGTTACCCAGATCGGCCTTGTTGGAGCGGCAACGACGGCGCTAGCAGCAACAATGAAAGCCCTTGGTGTAGCCGTTGCCATCGCGGGTGGACCATGGGGGATTCTGGTCGGGCTGATAGCTGGTGCAGCCGCTTACTTCTTGGTCTTCAGAGACAATGCTAAAGCGGCAGAGCAGGGTGCATATGATGCTGCGGCTGGGACTGAGGCTCTGAATAGCTCACTAGGCGTCTTCTACAAGACTGCGGCTCCTTCCGCCGGCAAAGCTGCGATTGACCTAGCCAATGACAACATCAAGCTTGCCAAGTCTGCTTATGATGCGGCTGAGGCTGAACTGCAGAAGACCATCGCAATGAACGCGGCTGCAGAAGCTAGGCTATCCGAGAACAATGCGGCGATGCCTTTCGGGACCGAGATGGGGCTGAATAATGAAGCAGAAGCTGCCAAGAAGGCTACTGCCGCATTGGAAGCACTTCAGAAAGCTAGGGCGGATCAGAAGCGAGCATTTGATGCGATCAGCGGCTCCTCTTATGGCGGCGGAACCATCACAGCTCCTGATGCTCCGACTGTGGACATTCCATCCATTCTAGACGGTCTCGGTAATATTGGCGGGACCGGGATTGGCGGCAGCGACGCGGTTGGCAAGGCAATGGATGATCGCCTCCAGACCCTGATGGACAAGCTCCAGACTGAACGTGAAGCTCTTGATGAGTGGCGCGCAGAAGGCATTGAGACTCTTGATGAGGCTTATGAGAATGAGCTCCTGACCAAAGCAGAACACGACGACGCAATGCTAAGGCTTGAGCAACAGTATCAGGATCAGCTACGAGATCTCAAGAGCGAGGGGTTGGCAGGTCAGCTCGGAATGGCATCTGACTTCTTCAGCGAGCTAGCAACCCTGTCGCAAGAGCGGAACGGTCAATTGCTGAAGATCTCCAAGGCCTTTGGCGCGGCTGAGGCTCTGGTCAACACCTACCGGGCTGCAGCTCAAACCCTTGCAGATCCAAAGCTAGGTTTCTGGGCTAAGTTTGCTGCTGTGGCGAAGGTTATCGCTGCTGGTCTTGGACTGGTCAACGCTATCAAAGGTGGTGGCCAAAGCAAGGCATCTACGTCGACCGGCGGCGCAAGAGAAGTCAATACTCAATCCCCTGCCGATCAGAAACCCCTAGCACCACAGAGGGTGTTGATTGAAGGCATATCTCCAGGAGGGATGATAAGCAGAGAGACTCTGGACGAATTGTTCCGCAGGTTCTATGACCTCAACAAAGACCGTGGCGTGGTCTTCCAGCTAGCGAACCAGTAAATGATCAAGATAGACCAATCAGCGACTTATATCCCAGAAGGACCGACTGTGCTATTCCAGAATCTATTTCTGGATGGGGTTATTTCGGCATCTTCGGAGACAGTTGGCGGGGAAAAGGAGAATGTGTCCGATACGTTCACGTATGACTTCTGGACTCCTGCGGCAATGCCAGCCAGCATTTCTGTGGTGACGAATAGCCTCTCGCAGATGGACGCAATCGGGATAGCCGCACATAACTTGTTCAGCAAGGGTTGCGCATACAGGATCACCTACTACGGAGCCACCGTTCCGACAAGAACGAACAAGCACTTGTACTCAGAAGACTTCAGCGCGACAGGCTGGACGCTGTCTAATGCGGCCAATAGCGCCTTGGCTCCGAACGTAATCAAGGCTCCGAATGCCACCGTCACTGCTGGGTTGTTCTCTCATACAACTACGTCATCTGCGTTGCGCAGAATGTATGCCTCTGCAAACATTGCGGTAACCCCAAACACCCCCCACGTTGCGGAAATATACCTGAAGGCGAAAGGGCATTCCAACATCGGAGTGTACCTTGCTGCCTCAACTTCAACGTCTGAAGTCGCTGCGCATGCAAGAGTGGATCTTGTGGCTGGGACAGTGACTGCGGTTGTTGGCACTGCGTCCTTGGCCAAGCTTGACAACGACTGGTATCGGTTGTCTCTGATTGGATCAACCAAGACATCTACTGGCTATCGCCTCTCTGTCGCGCTGGAGAACGCTGCTGGCGGTGCATCTCCGGGAGTCATCGGGAATGGCGTATATGTCTGGGGGGCCCACGTTGAGCAAGCAAGCACGAGAATGGGCTACATCAAGTCTGGGGCATCTGCTGGGGTCTCCAACTCAATAGCTGCTACTGAATTCCTAGTCCCGGAGAGTGATGCTCCGATTGTGGCTCTGCTAGGAGAGCGTACTGTTGGCGCGGTGTCTGTAGAGATTAGTGGACCAAACATTCCCTCAATCGGGGTGTTGTATGCTGGTAAGAGTTTGGAGCTTCCCGCAGGGATAGTTGCTGCTTATACTCCACTATATCTTGCTAAAGACATTCAGGTCGAAACTAGCAGGTCTCGGACTGGGCACTTCTTCGGGAACAGGGTTTTGCGCAGAGGTTTCTTCGGCAACGTTGGTTTGACTCCGATCCATCGCTCTTTGGTTGAGAGCACCATGCGCAGCTTCATCGACTATTACGATGATGCACAGGCCTTCTTCTTTGCCGCTTCCCCAAGTATGTTCCCGTTGGATACCGCTTACTGCTGGCGCTCTGAAGCATCGCAGACTCTGAGGCCTACTTACAGCGACTCCGGAGAGTTCATGACCATGCAGCTTGATTTGGAGGCTGTAGCGTAATGCGCGAACCAATGACCATAGTCGAGATTGATTTCGACTACTGCACCAGAACATTCGGGGTAGCCCCATGTCAAGCGGTCATGACGCTTGCGGTTCCGCGCAAGTGCTTCAACTCGTATCGCACCTGCGTTGATCGGCCCAACTATCAGAAGAGCACCAAGACCATTCGGTTTTGCGAGCCACGCAGCAATCTCCCTGTTGGAGTTACGTTGTTCCCTGCAGTGGTCAAGATCTCTGAGTCCTCTGCATCGGTCAACATTGCTGGGTCTGATGAGCGTATGTCAGCTCTTGGAGAACGTGCCCAAGTACGCATCAGCTTTCAAGACTTTATTCATCACGACCGGGGGATGGACAAGTATGCAATGGAGCGGGTTTCCGGAGTAGCGCAACTCGACGGCATTGGCTACAACCCTCAAGACAAGGGTTCATTCTTTGGGAAGTTCTCTCAGAGATTCCCATACATGACTGGTCGTAGCCTTCGAGTGATAGAAGGCTATATTGACAGTGGAGCTTTCGTCGAGCTGCAGCGCAGAAACTATGTCATTGATGAGATCGGGATACCGGACGAAGACGGCATAGTCGATCTGGTCGCCAAGGACATTCTAGAGTTTGCGGCAGATGATAAAGCAGTAGTGCCAAAACCAAGCTCTGGAGTCATAGATCGAGACATTGATACGGCTGTGACGTCTTTCGCCCTGTCCCCGGCTGGCATCGGAGATGCAGAGTATCCCGCTAGCGGTCGGGCCGTGATCGGGTCAGAGATGGTCTATTATACTCGCTCGGGTGATAGTCTTAGCGTGACCAGAGCGGTACAGGGAACTAAGGTTGCGTCCCATAAACTTGGGGATACCTTCCAAGTCGTGTTCGCTGTGGCCGGAATGAGAGTTGACGACTTCATCTATACGGTAATCAGAGACTACACCAAGACGCCAGTTTCGTTTATGCCGCTGGCTTCAAAATGGAGACCGGAGATTAACCGTTGGGCTCCTGGAGTTCTCCTCACTACAGACATCACGGTGCCAACTGGTGTCACCAAGATCATCGGAGAACTTGCTTCTCTAGGGTTCATCGTTTCATGGTCTAGTGTGCACCAAGAGATCGGACTCAAAGTAAACAGGCCTGTGGACCGCGATCAAGTCTACTCCTTGAACGATGACAGCCATATCAAGAGGATAGTAGCCGATAAGAGAGAGGATGATCGGCTATCTCAGGCGGTCTTCTTCACTGTTCAATCTGATCCTACCAAGTCGCTGACCGACTGGAGCAACTACAACTTTGCCCTGAACCGGATCGACGTTGAAGCCCAAAGCGTGAACGAGTATTCAATCCCGAAGATCAAGAACATTCCTGTGCGGTTCTTCAACAGCGGAGCAGATAATACTGTCAGCGTTTTGGCCAAGAGGCTTCTGAACCGCTTCAGGGACCCTCCAACGCTGTATACCATCACCCTGGACGCCAAAGACTTCGATATTGACTTGACTGAAGTGGTTGAGGTCACATCGTCCCGGATAACCGATGCTGCCGGCATTCCGGTTCCTACTCAGCTACAGGTCATCCGCCGGAACGAGACTAAGCCGGGTCACGAGTTCGAAATTGTTGCTCAGGCTTATCAGTTCTCCGGGAAGTATGCTTTCATCACGGAGAACAGCAGGCCGAAGTACATGCAGTCTTCCAAAATCCAGAAGGCCACAGGGGCATACTTCTCAAACAACGGTGCCGCATTTGCCGATGGCGGTCTAGCATATAGGTTCATCTGAATGGCCACTTACACTCCTATCATAGGCACAGAGACCGATCCTGATGCCCCATTGACTTCCAGCCTCGCCAAGCGTTGGTCAGACAACTGGATTGCTGGTTTTGAAGGCCAAGCGAATGCCCCAAAGCTGAAATTGACGGCACTTGATAGGCCTACTCCTGGAGGCAACTGGAGGCTGGTTTTCCCGAACTCCAGTCCAGCCCTAAACGCATCAGCTCAGCATTCTTTCGGTATATGTCAATATGGTTCAATCCGGATAGAAGCCACCATGGGTGGCGGTGCCAACTCTCCAACCCTATCCATGTACAGAACGAGAGCAACCTCTCAGGTTCTTTTCTATCAGCAGGGGGGAACGGGGTACCGAGTCGCAGACATTGCAGTGATCCCTGGAGACTTAATCACTATTCTTGCCTCCCCGGGAGGCGGCTCCACCGTTCAACTTACCAACGTTCACGTCATGACTGGAGGGGAATATCTTTTTCCTCTTTCTTCGTTCGGCAGCTACTTCGGGTTCTAAGGGGCAACAGAAATGTTCAAAAGCATCAAGTGGGTTAATTCGGAACACAGCATCATATCTCTTGAGAGAGAAGATGGGTCGATCAAAGCTGTTGACTCCTCTGAGCAAGATCTGTGGGTTGCGGCGACCTCAGGAAAACTCGGTCCGGTTCAACCATATGTAGCTCCCCCTCCCCCGCCACTAGACATGGTAGCGGCTGAGGCTATCGCTTTCGCCAACAAGAAGTATTCGGAGTTGCTGGAGCGGAAGGAGCCTTCGGGATTGGCTCGGATCCACGCCATGAAACTGGCAGCAGCTAATAAGCCTAATGCCCCTTCTGGGGCTCTAATCTCTGCTGAGGCTAGGCTCCTCAATATCCCTGCTGCACGGGTAATCTCTGCTATTCAGGCTAAGGCTGCAGAGCTCGATGCCTTCTTAGCCCTGCTCGAAGAGTCCCGGATCAACACTCAGGAGAGGATCAAGCGAGCGAGGTCAATCCAAGAAGTCGATTTCGAGATTGAAGTGCTCAAGGAAGAACTGAACAGGATCGGACAAAATGTCTAACAAAACCCCAGCACCGAAGGTCCAATACTTTGGATTGGTTCGTGACAAGAACGGCAAGCCAAAGATTGATGGCGACCCGAAACAACTTCATCCGGCCATACTGGCCATGTTGACAGACGCCGAAAAGGCAGAACTTGGAGTGAACTGAAATGGCCGTTACTCTTTCGACTGCAGCCCGCAACGCGGCTGCCAATGCTATTGCCGCTTTGGTCGATGCCGGGGTTGGGGCTGGCCAGACGGTATTGCGCACTGTGGCTGATGCCGAAGTGGCAACCATCGTGATGTCTGACCCCGCATTTGGATCCGCTGCCAGCGGTGTCGTGACCGCTAATGCCATGACTGCAGACACTTCTGCGACTGGCGGAACGGCTACCAAGTTCACGTTGGAAGATAGCACTGCGGCAGTTGTTCTTACCGGCACGGTTGGGACTTCCGGCGCTGACATGAACTTGTCCTCTACAGCCATCGGCGCAGGCGACACTGTGACCTTGACTTCCTTCACGATCACGATGCCCGCATCTTGAGCTAGGACCCAAATCCGTGGCACTGTCAGGACAAAACTCTCCAGTAGTCGTAATCAACTCGACTTCTAACATCCAGAACCATTCTGGAACGTTGGCGGTCGAGTCTGGCGATCTTGTAATCTTCCATGTTTGGGCATGGCCGGGTTCAGGATTTGAGCAGCCGTCTTTGAACTGGACTGTTACGTTTGATGGTGTCACGCTTTCGATCGACAAGGAGACTTTCTCAACCAGTATTGACTCTGCTGGTGCCGCGTACCATGTAGTGGCTGGAGCGACTGGAACTAAAACCCTATACGTCAACCTAGGGGCAGCAGGTCGCGGTTGCATCGCAGTAGCTTGGGTTGAGAAGGGTTTCGACACTTCAGCCAATATCGTTGCCGCAGACGCCAATCAATCCTACAACACCAACGTCACTTCCCTGTCTGTGCCGGTTGGGCTGACGACTAGCAGAGATGGCAATGCTGTAGTTTCCTCAGCCTTCATTCGGGCTGGAGACTATACTTCAGGTGCTTCAGTATCTGGAGCAGACAACGGAACCTTTATCGCCACAGGGTCCAATGGCACCACAGACTTTACCGTTGGCTACGCTTCGAAGACTACGGACCCTGCGGCATCTGTTACAATAACATACAGCTGGGCTACTGCGGCTCGTGCGGCTGGACTGCGCACCGAGATAAACGTTGCCACCTCAACAGGCAAGACTGGATCTGTAGCAGCTGCTGTGGCGACAGTTACAGCATCGATAGCTGGCAAGGTTGGTCGGTCTGGTTCGGCCTCTACGTCTATTGCCGCACTGACCGCTTCCGCGACCGCAGAGCGGATCATATCCGGGTCTGTTGTTTCAGTAATAGCTGCTGTGACAACTTCTGCGATTGCAGAGCGAATAATATCCGGGTCTGTTTCGGCGTCCATTGCCACAGCAACTGTTTCAACAACAGGCGTCCGTGGGGTCCAAGGATCCGCAACAACTACGCTTGTTACAGTAACAGCTTCTGCGTCCGGGACTATTCAACCGAACGCTGGAGCGGCTATCGTCCTGCCTGCTGCTGTTGTTTCAGTAACAGGCCAAAGGGCTTCAGTTGGATCGGCAAATGTTAATCTCCCCCCTGCAGAGGTCAGCGCGGTATCTGAACGCGTCATTGCCGGATCGGTTTCTGCTGGTCTTCCAAGCGTTACAGTTCAGGCGACTGGAGAGCGGCTAGTCTCAGGCTCTGTATATTTGGCTCTACCGCTGGCCACCACGGCGGCTGCAGGAGAGCGTGCAGTCGTCGGGCAGGTTGCCAATTCCTTGCCAATTCTTGTGGCGGCTGCCACCGGTCTGGCTGGATCCTCCGTGGTCGCCACCGCCAACGTGGTTGTAGCTCCTGCTTCTGCTTCAGTTCAAGCCAAGAGATCGATATCCGGCTCGGTCGACGTCTTTTGTAATGGCGCATCGGTATCAATAACAGCCAATCGCTCTATGGGCGGTTCAGCTGATGTCGATGCTCCAAGCGCGACAGTTCAAGCCTCTGGCTTCAGAGAGATCTCTGGCAGTGCCGATCTGGCGATAGCCGTAACCGCAATCACAGTATCTGCTCAAAGAGGGGTCACTGGAACAACTCAGATAACGCTTCCGGTTGTTGAAGTTGAGTCTGGAAGCTTTATCCCGCCTGCTCGATTGCACGGAGATCCTTCAAACAGTTTGACGATCCTGAACGCAAGCAATGATTTGCTTCAAATCACACCAAACAGAACTGCAAAGGTGGCTTGATGAACAAGAACCCATTCAAGATCAAGGTTGGAGATAGAGCCCCATCGCTTCAGCTCCAGCTTGGACCGGACTCAGTAGACATAACTGCCAAGTCCGTATTGGTGTCGATGAAGAACCTTGAGACTGGAGTGGTCGTCTTCACGGGTCGATCGACCAACATCATATCTCCGGTTGGACCAGCCGTAGTAGGATACCTGTGGCAAGCTGGAGACACTGATATTGCCGGGATGTATTCGATCGAGGCTTACATTCTTCATCCCGGCAACATCAAAGAATCATTCCCAGGATACTGGGGCGATAACCCAGTTGTACTAATCAGTCCGAAGATCGGCTGATTCAACCTGCCCGATCTGGGCTTCTTCAAGGAGTGGACCATGTCCTCGTTTACCGACTACACTGAGAACGCGCTTCTCAATCACCTACTTCGTAACGTCGCATTGACTTCTCCTGCTGCCGTCTATTTGGCGTTGTTCACTTCCGCTCCGACCGATGCTGGTGGCGGAACGGAAGTGGCCGGTTCCGGCTATGCTCGCCAAGCGATTACGTTTGGTGCCCCTTCGGGTGGAGCAGTTGCCAATACGGCTGCAGTCAGCTTCACAGCCGCAGGCGGCAACTTCGGTACCGTTCTGGCTGTTGGGATCTTCGATGCTCTGACTGCTGGGAACATGCTTGCTTGGGACGGCATCGCAAGCGCGGTCATCAACGATGGCGACACGATCAACTTCCCCATCGGCGATATTGACGTCACGCTCGACTAATCCACTTAGAGTCCGGGGCGAGCAATTCATCCCGGACTCAATCAAATCCCAAGAGGTGGAGCATGACCTTTCCCGTCCTACAGTCTTCTGTGCTGGGCAACTCCGGCGCTACCAATGCCAATCAGTTCACCATCCCCATTCAAGCGGGTTCGGTTGGCGAGATCATTGTTGTAATCATCTCTTGCGACGGCAACCCCAACTTCACAATTGACCAAGCTTTCTCCGGGGCCAGTTGGGTTCAATCCGCAAAGGTGAACTACTTCAATACGATCAGTTCGATCATCGTGTGGAAGTATGCAGAAGGATCGGATCAGCTCAAGATTAACACTTCGCTTCTGGAGCAACTATCTTGGGCCGTGATTCGAGCTTCCGGGGTCCACAGCTTTTCAGCTAACTCGGTTATTCGGAATACCGCCAATGGCGCACCAACCAACCATTCAGCCTATTGGGGCCTGGATGACCAGCTCTGGGTCGTTGCTAGGTGTGGCGATTCATCTGTTGTATCTACCGCTGCTCCTCCAGGTTATTCTGGCCTCCAGACGCTGGCGGGGGGAGTTGACGGGTCTTCGATAGATGTAGCTTTCAAATCGGAGCGCAAGACGCTAGAGAACCCTGGGGCTTTCACCCATGTTACTGAACAAGGGGTCTATTGGACAATTGCGCTGTCTCCGACATGGCCGGGATACATTTGGGTCTTCACGCAGTCCAGCTTCAATGCTATTGCGGCTGTTCTTCAAGTCGGTTCTGCTGTATCCATTGCAGCTCAATCCTCAATGGTCGCGTTGGCGAGAACGGTCAAATACCGATTGGTCGCTTCTGCTTCTTCAAGTGTCCTGTCTGTTGCCAGGACCTTGATAAACAAGTTCGCCATCAAGGACCACAACGGAGAAGCTCTGCTCGACCACTATGGTGATTCAATAGATGGCTCGGATAGTATAGCCTCTTCAGATAGAGCTATCCAGATCAACACGCTGTCTATCCTAACCGCTATCAGGAGGATCATCCGGAAGTCCAACGTCTCGATAGCTGCTACTTCATCTGTGGCTACGTTGGCCAAACGGATTCAGAATAGAGCAATCTCGATAGTTAGCATCTCGACCGGGATTGCAATATCCAACATCTCCTATTCCAGAAAAGTAGAAATCTTCGGCCAGTCAATCTTGGATGCAGGTCCTGTGATTGCTGGTGTAGCAGACAGAACTGCGGATATGATTTCAATCTCGTCAATGGATGCGAACTGGATCAAGATCACAGATAGGACAATCTCGGTCGCGTCAACGTCTTTGATGTCTACCGTAAGTGTCAAAACCTCCACAGTTCAATTGTTGATGTCTTCCGCTGCGTTCTTCCAAGCAAGCTATAGGCTGACCACAAACTCCGTTGCGGGCTTCGCTATGGCTTCAATGATGAGCGCAGTTCGCCGCTCAACCCGCAAGCTTTCGATTGCGGTCTCTTCCGTTTCAAACATTGCGGCAGTTCGCCAAATCGCCAAGGTCCGGGCTATCTCAGTTGTTAGCAATAGCTCAGTCGCAGTTCTTAGGAAAGTCCCGGCCAAGAGATCAGTCTCGATAGGGGCTCAAGGAAGGTTGGTGGCCAGCCCACAGAACAGAGCTCTATCCAGCCGAAGGAGAGCTAAGGCGAGAGACTTCCAAAACTCTCACATCTTGAAGGAGTTCCGTTGATGGGCCAAAGCATCACTATGAAGCAGAACGATACATCTCCATCCTACATCATGGAGATCACCACTCCAGGCGTCAGCCTTGTTGGCGCGACGGCAGTATTGATTACGCGGATCAAAGGTGGAGCTGTCGTAATCAACCGCAGAGATCTACCAATCCTGAAGGATGCGTGGGATCAGAATGGCGGTCCAGAGCTTCTGCTTGATTGGCAGGCCGGAGATACGGCTACCGTCGGGCAATTCGAGATGGAAGTGGAAGTCACCTATGCCGATCTGCATGTGGAGACTTTCCCAAAGGACGACTACGACACTCTCAACGTAATCGACGACATCGGGTGAAATCATGGCCAAGCTAAACACATACAATCCAGCAATCCCGGCATCGGCAGATTACCTAGCTGGCGTGGACAAGTCCAACGTCACGAACGATCCGAACGGAGAAGTAGTTTTGGTCTCCATGAAGGAGATCGTCATGACGCGAACCGTTGAAGCGGTAATCACTTCTGCTGCTTATACGGTCACGGACTCTGATGTGAATGGCATCGTGTCGATGAACGTTGCAAGCGCGAATGAAGTCACCATTCCGTCAAACACGACCAATCCAAATATCCCGATTGGCGCGACCATAATGGTCTCGCAAGAGGGTGCTGGAACCACGACGATCAAAGCAGCAGCAGGCGTAACGCTACGCAGCGTCTCTGGGGGGTCATGCTCCTTCTCTAACAGGCACGGATCAGCGGTAATCCGTAAGCGTTCGGCCAATGCCTGGATGGTCTACGGAGACGTGGGGACGGTAGCATGAGCAGGCTTCTTATCGCGGCTGCAGCTAAGAAGAGGCAGGTCGCTCCCCCCACAACGGCGGATTACGTCGCCACCAATGATTCAGAGTTGGCTTCCATCCTTGCGCTCGGTAGCGGTCTAGATGGCAAAGTTGTGGAGCTGAATGGCACGTTCAACAACCGGATGTCTTTGACCGGCAACCGCACGTTGCCCAACGGGTTGACCATTCGCGGTGCAAATCCGGGCCAAGCGATGATTCCGGGTTTTTATACTTCTGGGACCAATCCAAACATCACGCTTGACGGCATCTATATGCAAGTCCGTGGTTGGCCGGGCAATAACGATTGCTTCGAAACCGGTTCAGGGGTCATGGATAACTGGACAATCAAGAACTGCATATTCCGGCATGGATACGGTCCAAATCAACTTGACTTCATAACAGACTTCCAGTACCCGGAATACAATCGCCTTAGCCACGTAGTAACGGCTGGAGCGGCAAGCGTAAGAACCGCTTTGACTTGGATGGACACTGGTCTCGGTGGATGGATTGAGTGCTTCAATCGCGGCAATGCTCCGGCCTATGTCAAGGTCGGAAACGATCCGAACATCGTAGCGACAACTGCAGACATTCTTATGCCGCCTAACAGCAACGTTAGAATTGAACAAGGCGTAGTCTCTCACGCTGCGGCAATCTGCCCGACTGGAACGGTGGATATTAACTTCCGGACAGAGATCGGCATCTCGGCATACCTCAACGATGCCTTCTTCGTAACTGGCGGAGCACTGTTCACTAATACTAAGCTGATCGGCAATACTTTCTTGGACCTGAGCAACGCCATCAAAGCCAGCCTGTGGGGCGGCGGCACTTGCATCTCGATGGACAACGTTTGCCGTCGCATCTACCAAGACACTGGTTCCTATCCATACGGAAACAACGGGTTCAGCGAATTGTATATCCTTCGCAACCTGATGGAAGTTCCGTTCAACCGGCAAGCTGTGCCAGAGAACCTAGTTGGAGATGCCAGAAACCCGCATGGTGACTTGGGCCAGATGTTCAAGACGTTCGGACCCGCCGCCAAGAACGTCTATTCGGCGGGCAACCGGTCACTGCCGACTAAGCTGAGGCCGACTGCAGGATCTCAGGGTAACTTCTGGTCTGACAATAGCATGGGATACGAAGACGTATATTCCATCTGCGATATGATGCTAGGTGGTGCTGGCAATGGTATGACCATCGACCCTTCTGCCAGATACGCCTACGTGTACGCAGACACGATCCTTGGCTGGGAGTCAATGGATCAAACGTCAAACATCAAGATCTATGCTGGGGCTGGAACAAACAGCTATGTTGGTCGTTGCCTAGCTTCTAGCGCGCAAGGGTCCTCTCAGGGCTATGTCGCTTTGGAAGACAACTACATCGTCCCCAGGACGGCTAATGCCGACTTGATCTTTGCTGACTGGCCTTCGCGCCTTACCGCTTCCAACCGCCAACAGATAGAAGCGGCAATGACTGGGCTTGGCCCACTGGCCGGTAAGGGAGCGGCAGATCTAAACTACGTGATCGACTGGGATACCACGGACTACTCGCAAGTAATCAAGTGGGACCAGTTGCCTGCCGGGATCCGATACTTGGATCAGAAGACTCTGAACCCAAACACGGTTTACACTACACCAATCCACAAGGTCCTTGGCGGTCCACCGACTATGACAATCTCCGTGGATGCGGGTTGCGAATACCAGATTACTAGCGACCAAGCCGGAGCCACGATTGTTCAAGCCTGGACTTCAGCTTCTGGGACCATTAACCGTGGCCAGTTCCTTCAGATGCGCCGAACAACTTCGTCTTCTAACATGACGAGGGTTGATCTTGGTTATACTCTGAATGGCTTCCGCTCTACGACGTTTTTGGAGACCAAGGCTGCGGACCCTGCAGTGTTCTGGACTTCAAACACTAGCGGTCCAGCCTTCATGGATCCTGCCAATACCATGTCAGGCAACAACGGAGAATATACAATCTACTTCAAGCTGAAGCCTGCAAGCCTTGGGGCTACTCGAACGCTAGCTAATATGGGCGGCAACCAGTTGACTCTGGAAGTGCTGTCCGGGGGGTCAATCAGGCTTGGGTTGAGGGATAGCGCTGGCACTGCCATGCTCTCTGCAGTCGGGATTGCTCCTACAGGCGCGCTAGCTGTCGGCATCTGGGCAGAGATAATCTTCACGGTTTCTCTGATCTCGCAAAAGGTGAAGATGTGGATCAACGGAGATCAGGTAACGGACAAAGACATCGTCCCTGGAGCTTCTGCTTTCCAAGGAAGAGCGATCAACCTTCTGCAAGCGACCACAGGCGCTAATAGGTGGGATGGCAACGTATCCTCTTTGAAGTTCTGGAAGAACACCTACACTTCCGACGGCAGCATTCCCGCAGCGACGCCATACAAGACTATCGAAGGCAATGCCGCAACGATCAATGCTGATCCTTGGAAGGTAGGAGCTGACGCAACCTAAAGGAGAGGTCCGTTGGAAGATAAGACCAGCATATTCAAAGCTGCTTCAGATCTGTATGACCAATTGTCGCTGTTGGCAATATCTGGAGTTGCCGGATCTTTCTTCCGGGCTATCCTTGCCCCGGAGAAGAAGGTAGGGAGAAGAATTGTTCAAGGGATTGCAGGAGCGATGTCTGCAATCTTCTTGGGCGGTATAGTTGGCCACGTCCTAAACTCGATGACCGGCTCCGGGGTCTATTCCTTTCTCGCTGCTGGGTTCCTAATGGGGTCTGGCGGCGAAGTAGCAGTTAAGAAGATCCAGGACAAAATCCTTGGAAAGGAAGACGCAGATAAGGATCAGAAACCATGATGGCAATCTTCAGCAATACACTTTCCGTAGCTCTGATCATCGTCTGTTGGTGGCAGGCGCATCAACATGCATTGAGATGCGGCAGGCGCCGCAGATGGATCGCCGCGTCTTATGGCCTAACAGCGATAACGATTTCTTCAGCGGCATTGGGTAGAGTATTCGACTTCGGCCAAAGCCACAGTCTGATATGGATCAAGCTGTCGTTGTTGATAACTTTGACTTTGGTCGCAATCAGGATGCACCTGACCGGAAAGGAGTTGGATCTTGAACTTCAAAGGAAAAGCGAAGAGGCTTGAGGATATAGATCTGCCCAGGATCGGAATGCTGCTTGGAGTCGGAGAAGATGAGATCCATGCAGTCATGGACGTTGAGTCGCGCGGGGGGTTCGACAAACAAGGTCGACCAGCAATGCTCTTCGAGCCTCATGTATTCTGGAGACTGCTGAAGGGAGACCCAGCTAAGCAATCTAAGGCTGTCGCTGCTGGCGTAGCCCGCCCTAAGTGGGTAAGGGACTACCCCCCCGACAGCTACCCAAGGTTGGCCACGGCAATGGCAATTAGCCCAGGACTAGCGTTGATGTCCGCTAGCTGGGGGGCCTTCCAGATCATGGGGTTCAACTACGCTCTGGCCGGGTATAGGTCTGTTGAGGCAATGGTTGCCGACTTCGCAGAGGATGAGGAAGCTCATTTGCAAGCGATGGCTACATTTGTATTGCGGTCCGGGCTTGATGATGAATTGAGGAATCACGACTGGAGAGGGTTTGCTCTCGGCTACAATGGGAAGGAGTACGCAAAGAACGGCTACGATCGGAAGCTGGAAGCGGCATACCGAAAATGGTCCAAGATAAATGATACGCCATACGACCGGAAGCCAAAGCCGACGGTCGTGGTTGGCACAAAGAATGACAAAGGCTTGTGGAGCGCAATCGCCGCAGCATTGGTGATGGCGTCGATCCTACTAGCCAAATTCGCCTGTTCTCTGCCCGTCATCGGCGGGTTGATTCCTAGCTGTGGAGGCTAATATGCGGAATGCTTGGAATGCCCTGAAAGGGTACAAGACCCTTTTGATTAATACTCTGACTATTGTTGCTGGGTTGATGGAGGGCAAGAACCTCATCGACGTAATCCCAGCAGACCGTCAGCCCTACCTGGTGGTCGCCCTTGCCGCAGTGAACATCGTGCTGCGGCTGATGACTTCCACCCCAGCAGGGAGAAAAGAGTGATGGGGTTCTTGCTCAGCCTATTCGGCGGTATCTGGTTAAAGCTGATTGCCGTTTTGGCTTTGGTTGGTGGCGGCATTGGCGCGGTTTGGAAGATCCGCAGAGATGCCGTCAAACTGGATAGGGCGAAACAAGAGGAGATTGATCGTGAGAGGGCCAATAGCATACGTATGCGTGTGCGCAATCTTCATATTGAACGGATGCGTAAACACGATAATACCGGCTACCGGGACGAAGACTGAGCAAGAGCTATGCCTCCAGTGGGCTGACAGCTTGCCAACTCGGTCCCGGAGGGACACTGCCACCACTCAAAGCGAAATCCAGAAGGCCTATGCAGTGTTCGAGCTGTCATGCCCTTCACAGGCGGATTTACTGGCTCGTCTGCACCGGTAAAAACGCTCGCTGGCTGGCCTTGTCGCTTCGAGCTAAGGGATACCACCACAAAAATAAGGCCGGGTGCTGTGCCCGGCCTTTTTGGTGTGTGTTAGCGGTAGTATCAGGCTGCCGCTTTGGCTTTGGCTTTCTTGGCCGGCTTCTCAGGAGTGGGGGCCACCGCCTTCTTGGATGGCTTCGCCGCAGCTTTCTTATCCGCTTCCTTTGCCTTCATGTCAGGACGACGGCCAGTGCGGTCTTTGAAGTACTTCAGGACCTGCTCAAACTCGGCCTTCGTATTCCAGCCCCACGATGATCCCGAGCGCTTAAAGTCAGACGTGCGCAGAGCAGCTCGGATAGAAGCGGGTTTCAGTCCAGTCTCTTTCTCGACTTCTTCGAGAGTGTATTTGAATTCAGCAGCTTGTTCTTCTTTGGCCATGATGTGCCCCTTTTGAGTTGATCCAGGACGGCTTTACCCGCCAAGCCCTTATTCAATACCAGATCATAGAGTTCTTCGTCAACAGTGTTCAAACAACTTAACAGAAAGAACTTGGAGCTACTCTTTTTAAGGTGATGATCCAACCGTGAAAGTGCTTGATCCCAATCAATAAAACTGTACCCCATTGAATAGATGATAGCGGAATTAGCCTTCCACAAGTCAGTCCCCACTCCCCCTGCTTTAATCTGACATACGAATATATCGCATTGACCCTTTTGGAACTGCCGTATAAGTTCTGGTCTTTTTTTCTTAGGGGTACTCCCATTGAGCTTATATACATCAAAGCCCTCTGCCCACAGGATCCTGGAGACTCGATCCGTGTCTGGCCTGAAGGCCGTAAATATGACAATCGGCTTCTGAAGCTTATCAACCAGCTCTAATAGCTTTCTCTCTTTCGGTGTATCCTTAAAGCGATACACATTTTGATCCTCATCATAAAGGAATCCAGCTGCTATCTGTCGCTTCCTCATTATCTCTGTCATTGGAAAGTCAGCAACTGACTTGAAAGCCCCATCCTTGAATAGCTTATCTTTATCTATTGCTCTATAAGCCTTTTTCTGAGCATGGCTCAGTCCGACACTGACCACCTCGACTTTGGCCCTCTTAATATCGACATCAACCTTTTCTATTCTGAGACAATGCGGCTTCAGCTTGTTGATGAACTCGGGCATTCTTTCTTCCCTGAACTCAGCCTTCCGTTTCAGTATGGCCTGCTGAAGAATTAGCTTGCTCCAGGTGGCTGACCCGTATCTAACCCCCTTGAAGTCCACTCGCACAAAGCTCAAATATCGGTTCTCAAAGTCTTTCCACTTAGTCCCGAATACAGAGGGATCCACAAATTGCATTTGGACAAACATATCAGTAGGGCGTTTTTCTATAGGTGTGCCCGTCAAGATCAATCGTCTTTGAGCCTTATTGAGCTTAATGATTGCTCTAGCTTGTCGAGTGGTTCTATTGGAAATCCTGTGCGCCTCATCCACCACAGCTAAGTCTATTGAGGAGATCCTCTTTACTATTCTGTCAACCACTTTGTGAACTGACTCGAAGTTGACAAAGAAGATCGAGTGTCCTGGGTCACTGAAGAACTTGTCTAAATCCGTGTGGAAGGATACCTCTCCATTAAGCAGCTCTTGTGTCTTGTCAGCCCAGGTGGAGTCTCGGTTATTCAACAAGCCCACTATCACCACTTTTACAGGCTTTGATCCATGATCTATAAGCCTCTGGATCAACGCCAGGGTAATATAGGTCTTCCCCACTCTCTGCTCGCACAACAAGGCGGCCCCCGCTCGAGTCCAGGCGAACTCTAGGGCTTCTTCTTGCTTTGGTAATAGCGTGAAGCACTGCACAGATGGCCTCCTCCTTTGATCTGACTACTGCCGCATACCCGCCACCCTCTTTCCGGATGGCCTCAATGGTGTCTATTTGGAGTGCTGAGGCCTTCGATGATTTAACTGGTCGTTTCACCTCGAGGGCGATAAACACTCCCCCAACCGTGCCCACAAGGTCAGGGATACCTCCTTTGGTGAATGGTCCACCCCACACCTTGAACCACCATCCTCCGTATGTCTTCCTCAAGGCCACTTGGATCGACTTTTGTAGGCGAGACTCTGGTTTCTTTGTCATTGTGCTGATCCAAAAAAGAAGGGGGCCTAAGCCCCCCAGTTTCGGCAGTGGACTGGGTCGGGAGTTACTCAGTCCTCCAGCAATCCAGCTTCTTCCAGAGCGTCGATGACTGCGCCTTGTTTCTTGCGGAGAGTCTTGAAGTCATCAAGGTCCACATCCAAGTCGTGCTCATCAATCAGCTCCTCGAGCTGCTCCTCATTCATCTCCTTCACCGACTCCTCGGAGAGTGTCGATTTCTTCGATTTCTTGGCTCGTCCCTTTTTGGGTGCGGGCTTTTCTTCTTCTTCTTCTTCTTCTTCTTCTTCTTCTTCTTCTTCTTCTTCTTCTTCTTCCAGGAGCTCAGCCATCGCCGCTGCTAGCTCGTCAGCATCAGCCTTGGCCAGAGCTGACTTGGCCTTCGTGGCACTGCGGACTTTTAGTCCCAGCGCTTTGGCCAAAGCCATCAGTTGATCATCATCGAGCGAATCCAGGTCGACTTCTTCTTCATCCCCTTCATCCACCGCCGGCTTGGATTTCTTGCCCCCTTTGACCGGTTTCTCATCATCCTCATATTCGAAGAACTCCGAGATCCTCACTCGAGGCTGACCATCATAAATCTCCTGGTAGGTGGTGATGGTAACCTTCTTGCCCATGAAGTCAGCCGGGTCGATGGTAACCTTCCCCTCTGTGGGCATACCCATGGCTTCCATCAGGGGTTTCAGACGGAACAGCGCTTGAGGGGACAGGCTGTTGTAGCTCCAGATGAAGCTGTCAGAATACTCATCCTCGATCCCCTGCAGCTTCAGCTTGAGCTGATCCGCCGCTTGGCCTGGCTCAATCGAGGCCTCCACCACCTCGACATTGTAGGTTCCATTCGCTTTGAACGGTACACCTACATCAGTGAAATCGACCGAAACCGTGCTGGCCTTTTTCGGACGTCGTGCCATCAGTTTTCTCCTTTGATGATGGTCATGATCTTCTTGTAGCTAGGTTCGGAAACAAAGTCGGGTAGGATGATTGACTTCGGCTTCCTCAACTTGGTTATATAGTAGGAACTGGGACCAAGTCGAATGCAATATTCTTTCCGCTTTATCACTTTGTCTTTATTGATCTTAGAGGTCTTTTTAACTTCTCGAATAAAGGTGTTTCCGATGACATGTACTGCTGCACAGATGTGGGATGCCACCGAATTGGAAAGCCTAGGCCCCACTTCTGGGTCGATAGAGTCTGAGTCTATGGCCTCCTCATTCTCCTCGTCCAGGTTGAATACTCGATCCTGTGCAAGGAATACCATTTCAATCGGCAAATTCCTCATGTCAGTGATCCAGTTCTTCATCTTAGCCGCAACCTTACCCCAGTCGGCTAGTTTCATCGTGCCCCAGTCACCTGGAGCCTTGCCAGCGTTCCTGGCCTTATCACCTGAGATCTCATTAACCAGCATCCGGTTCACTTGGCTGATCGTATCTATGACCACGGTTTTGTACCGAGTCGGGTTCTCTTTGAGGTACCAGTAGATCTCTGTGAGCTCATCGAACGTTGTTGGCTCAACCAACTTTATCCCGGGCAGGTCACTAATGCTGTCAGTCCCTTTGTCATCAATATCTATGACCAGCAGGGGCTTTGGGAATGAAGCGGCTAGCGTAGTCTTGCCCGTTCCTGCTCGTCCATAGAACAGCCATGATCGTGGCTTGTCCTCGGGCTTTAGCTCCTTAATCCCCAAACTGGATTCTGTGCGGGATCTTTTCGGAGTCATCTTTTGGCTTGATGGCCTTCTCATATTCTCTCTCCTTCACGAAATCATAGTCGAGTCCCTGCAGCTTAGCACGGCAGAGTTTCTCAAATTCACACCATGCGCAGTGTCGCTCGATGTTCATAGTCTGCTTCTTGCCATGTCCCTCCACCATATCGTCAATGGTGTCAAGGAACTCCTTGAACACGAGGTCTTTAACTTCGTTGTCCACAGGGGTGTATTGCCTGGTGAACCAGTCGCTTCTGTTGGAGCGAGCCTCTCTGATGAAGTCCTCATAGTCCTTGGGCTTGAGCCCTGCTGACCGAATGAATTGAGTCAGGGCCGTAGGTAAGGTTCTCATGCGTTTCAGGCTGGGAGTCCCGTCCTTGAGGAACCCGGGTACCGGAGGGGCTTTGGATCCGATGTAATCCCAGCAGACCCCATCAGTAGGTTTCCAGCCAAGCATATCTATGGCTTTGTGGTAGGTTGACGACTGGAGGTTCCTCCATCGCTCGTCAGTCCCCGGCAATCTAGAAAAGGTCTTATGCTCTATTAGCCACCGAAGTCCATTGTCACTCGTACCGATTGCGTCAATCTTACCATTCCAAAGAACCCCTTTCTTGATCTCAATCTCAAAATTATGTTCTGACCGATACCCATTTATCTTCAGATACTTGATGGGGTCATCCTGCCAGTAGATGAGGTATTCCTTCATTATCAACTTAGCCTCTGACAGAGTGTTAAGTTCTTCTTCTATCTCAACTGTAAACTTCCCCGATTCAATTATCAGACTCGGATCGAACACCTTCATTGGGTTTCTTCCCTCCAGGTGCTCCTCAATGGCTTTGTGGATCAGGCTACCAAAGTGAAGAGCTCGACTTTTCTTCTTAGCCCGAAGCTCCTCGACATATTTGAGATGGTAGGCCTTATGGCACCTCCTCCAAGTTTTAACCTTGGATTGACTGACTTTATACATTGTCCTTCTCCCACTTCTCCCTACTCACTCCAGTACCCCAAGGGCCAATACTGCCATCAGCCTCAATTGGCACTTTGAGCTTTATGTGAAAAGCCTTCATCAGCTTCGGGCCTTTCATTATTTCCATCATCTTATCAAATACCTCTAGAGCCCTTTCTTTCTTGACTCTAACTAATACAGCATCATGGACTGTCCCGCATATCCTGACCACTGATCTACCATAATTCCCTCGTAACTCCAATGCGGCCATTAGATTGATGTCGTTTGCGAAGGATTGAACCGGGGAGTTGATAGCTTGCCTCTGGGCTGCTTGCTGCTTCTCCTTATTATCAAAAAGCTGGGCATCAGGCAACCTCCGCTTTCTTCCTGTGAGAGAGGTGACATATCCATTCTTTGTGGCAAACTTCTTTTGTCTCAAGTGCCAGGAGGGCAGTTCTGGATAACTAGTGAAGAATGTATCCCTAGAAGCCTCAGCCTCTTTGTCGCTGATTACCACTCCATAGCTATCTCGGGCGTAGTCCTTGAACTTCTTCCACCACATCCCATATAGATAGCCGAAGTTGACCGCTTTGGCCTTCTTCCTGAATTCCTTCCATTCTCCATTGATTGATACCGCCTCATCTGGTCCCATCTCCAGGAGGACTTTTATGCTCTCTGAATAGGTAAGGGTTTTGTCTTGCTTCCAAGTTCTAGCCGTATCGAGTACAAGGTCTTTCAGGCCAGCCCCACGGGAGATCTCATTTATGGCTGTTAGCCAATGAATGTCCACTCCATTGAGGAATGCCTCAATCATGGCCCTTTCTCCAGCCAATTCAGCGGCAATCCTTAGCTCAATCTGAGAAAGATCCAGCTCCATCAAAACCCATCCATCAGGGGCATCAATCAGCTGTCGGATCCTTTTGTCCCTTGGGACTTGTTGTAGGTTTGGGTTCTCACATGACAATCGGCCAGTGACGGTGCCATGAAGCTTGAACGATGGGTGTAGATAGTATCCATCTCGCTTCTTATGCAGGTAGGGTCTCCACCCGTCAATAAAGAAGGACAATTGCTGCTTGGCTCCCCTGAACCTGAGAAGAGCTTCTGTGCATGGATGGTTGAGTCGCTTTATAACTGACTCACTGCATGACGCATTCCCGGTAGGGGTCTTCTCTATAACGGGTAGCTTGAGGTGCTTATACAGTAGATGGGCTAGCTGTTTTGTGGATCCCCAATTGAACTCGATTGGCCGTCCTCGAGCGTCTACCTGATCCTTTAGCTCCCACTGTTTGAGTTCCTTTAGTGCCCGTGAGTACTCACTCCTCAAGTACTTCTCAGCCTCGTCGAATTTGTCAGTATTTACGTACACCCCATCATACTCAACCTCCACAAAGAGATTGGCTACCGGCATCATTAGCTCTCTGAAGACTCTATTGACGTCTGGATCTTTTTGAAGGAGCTTATTGAGGTAGCCTTTAAGCTTACGGGTATAGTAGACATCGTGAGCCAGGTACTTGATGTGTTTCTCAGGACTTGTATTGCCCTTCTTAGTGTCTAGGTCGACTTCCCAATCGGGGGCTCCTAGAAACTTCATCGCTAGGTGTTTTAGGCCATGCCTGGAGTTTTCATCAAGAAGGTAGTGTGCTAGCATTGTGTCAAAGTCCATCTGTATCTGGACCCCATAATGCTGCCATAGCCACAGGCAATCGAACTTGCCGTTGTGCATGACCACCATACAATCGCTTGAAAGCAACTCGGTAATCTCTTCAAGCATCTCTCTTATTGATCGGTTAGACCACCTCACTGTTCCCTCAAGATTCACTGGCAGGATCCATTGCCTTAGCCTAGTGCCAAACCCGATTGAGATTATTTTCGGGTCAGGATCCTTCTCTGTGGGGAATGGGTAGAGCTGGTTGGTCTCAGTATCAATACTCACCAATCCAGTCAGGTCTTTCTTCAGTTCCTCAAATGCCGACTGAGAATCAACTATTCTGATTGATAGGTCCAGCTCCTCGGGGATACCTCCAAATGCTATGATGTCTTCAAATAGATCTAGGTCTCTTTCTATTACCTGTTCGTGAGACGGGTCATGTCTTATGATCGAGGGATTGTTGATTGGAAGGAATGTGGTCCCATCAATCGTAAAAGGCCTCCCCCTTTTTTTGCTTATGCCCCCAGACCCAGTAACAAGCTCAAGCGGGGCATTGCCCACAAGCAGCACAGTCTTGTACTTCATCAGTTCAGTGAGAGTCAGAGATGAGTTCTTTATCTCTGTCTTAGTTGCCCCTTTCCCATTCTTTGGATTAGAAAGAAGGACAGACAGACGAGTCAAGTTATATTCAGCTTCGAGAGGCTCGCATATGTGCTCTATAGCATCGAAAGTCCTGGGGCAATCATCAGGACTCTCGGTGACTACCGCTACTCGATCAGATCTCGACATCTACAAGTTCCCCTGAATCCCAATCCATGAGGTACCCAGCGGGTAGCAGCCTATAGACTTGAATAAGAGGGGTCAAGAGATTGTCCTCAAGGTGACTCGTGTTCCTATATGGAGTATCGAAGAAGATTCTCCTTACTCTTCTATCGGATACAAGTCGGTCATAGCAATTACAGCAAGGGCTATCAGTCAGGTATAGGTCGAGAGGCCCCTCCGTGCCAGCTGGCAAGCGGGTCAGGGCGTTCATCTCGGCATGGATGGTCCTGGTACACGGTGACCGGCCTGAACAGGTATCAGCGGAACAATGCGGCTCTCCAGCCGGGGCTCCATTGTACCCGATACTGAGAATGTTTCGATCCTTCACAATGACAGCTCCGACATTGAGCCTCATGCAGGTTGATCTCTTAGCAGCTAGCTTTGCTGTGCCCATATACAGCTCGTGCCTACTGATCCTAATCATACTCCATTCCTCCTTCTTATCTGGATCATGTCATTCACAAAGACGTGAAGACTTCCGATCACCATTACCAGACTACCCAGCTCAACCTTACCCCACTCAAACTCTTTATCTGAGTGTCTACAGACCTCCAGGATCCATTGACCCAGTCGGACAGTAAGGTAGATGTCATCTGCCATATGTCTGAAATAGTCACAAGACCTGATGAAATACTGAATATGCAGCCTATTATCCCTAACCATGAACAGGTACCCAAGGCTGCATGGCTTGCGTCCTCCATCCCCAATTCCGGTATCCTCAGGGAACCACACAGGCAGGTAGGCTTGTCGGGTATCAGGCTGACTCATCAGCAGGTTGATGACTCCATCTAATCCCTCGATCCTTAGCCCATTGATGCCCCTGTTAGGCTTCATAGGTTTCTCCTTCACTTGGAGATTCCACTCTCTTGTATCCCTGGTTGGCAAGTATTCTCTATTGGCATATGTAGGCCAGTATCTCTCCATGTAGTTGTGATTGAATTGGCCAGTCTCATCCAGGAACTTCTTAGCGTTGTCCCCCCATGGCCAGTTAGCCCATTCCACCCCCGGGTTGATCGGATAACCTCCAACCCTCTCCCTGAAGTGGTCTTCAGCCCATGGCATGTTGGGCTCTAGGTCTTTGACCCAATCCAGATTGTCAAGGCCTTCAAGGTTGAACATCAGCTGAGTGTTTATCAGCTCATGCATCTTAGCCTCTTTCTTAGCTGATACATCGACACCTTGCCAGGTCGTTGGATAAACCTCATGGCTGTAGTTGATGAACTGAAGGTCCACCTTCTTCTTGATCCCTAAGAACCCCTGATTCTGGATGGGGTTGAACGTCTTCGTCATGACTTACTCCCTGCTATTCACAAAGGACAATATCTCCTTTGATAGCTCTCGGTCCACATGTTCATTCACATATCGCTTGACCCTATTGGCTTGATTGAATGAATATGGGGGATGCTCTGGGTCAAAGTAGATCCTTATCCATCTGGAGGCTCCCCGGTAGAACTCAGGATTCTTTCTTCTCAGTCTTCTTAGCAGCCTGATAGGATCCTCCATTTGCACAAGGGGAATCGGAAAATAGGTTGGGCTCAGTGTAACGTTTGAGATGTGCATGGTGACACTTGTTAGCTTTTTGAAGCTGAAGTCGAACAGAGGAATGAAGTGATTCCTGATAAGGACCAGATCACCGGAGAACTTCTTGAATACCTCTGTGGACCTATAATAGATGTCAATTCTGGCTTCTTCTTTGAACCCCGATACAACAACCGCCTGGAGACATGGCCCGATTATGCTTGACAGATGATTGTTAGCATGTGACTTCACAACATGATTGTAGCAACTGAACCCAACGCTGTGATACTTCCGTCCATTTTTCCGCATATCCCATAGCTTGATAGCCATGTCTATGCTCTCCTCATGAGTATATGCTTTTTTCAAAGATGTGATCTTTGACTGAGTATAAGCCCCGAAACTCGGATCGAGCTCGGGACCAATATCAGTGAACTTAAGCACTTGGTTCTGGAGAACATACTTCCCGCCCCCTATTGGTATCTGACCATCAGTGAATAGCAACTCATGACAGTGCTTAAGCCATTGCTCTTTCACTTTCGGGTAGTCCTTGCAATCAGGTCACGGAGTGTAGGAGCCTTCCATCCCTCGGGTTTCACCACATCATATGTGGATCCCCTCTTTGATTGGTCAGCTCGCTCAGCTCGAACTTTCTTCATGTTAGCCTTCTGGACTCGCTTCCACGCTTTCAAGAAGATACCTGAGAATCCCTGAAGATGAGCGGTCCCCAGAGCGACATATACTAGGTCCACCAAAGCATCCAGTTGATTCTCTAGCTCATCCTGGATTACTTCCTCTCTTGGGTTTGGTTTCATTAGTTCTTCATGGACTCGGTCCATCGACTCTGACCACTCACGGAGTTCCTCTTCCATGAATCGCTTACGGAAGTGAAACAGCTCAGGGTTAAGCATCCGGGCTGGGCCCTGATACTGAAGATCAAACTTCTTGTGGAACTTGGTTATATCCTTGATCATGCCCATCTCTTCTCTACTCCTTGCTTGATGTTACCCATATGTCGGTTAATCGAGAGTGCCTTGTAGTCATAGACATAATCGGCAATCCCCTCTAAGTGCCGATAGCTGCCGCAGATGCTTTCGTGATTCTCCGTAATTAGCCTTAGGTGGTCCTCAGTATCAACCTCTTTATTAACCTGAGTCAACTCTGGCTGTCCTCGACATATAATGATATAGGCCTTTTTGGCCTTAAGCAGGAAGTCAAGGACAAGGTCATCAGAGATTAGCATCCCCCCTCTTAGTTTAGCATAGACCTGATTGCTGATGTGGGGGAACCGGTCAAACACTATATCTTGCGGGAAATCTAGCATATTGATCCATCGGGTCGCCCTGAGCTCCATTTCTCCTTTATATTTCTCAGGGCCCTCTCCTCGTATAAGAATGAGTGATGGCCATTGCCGCATCAAGTGGGAGATAAGGGTTGACTTCCCCGACCCGTCTGGTCCTTCAACTATGATCTTCATTTGAGAAGAATACTCCTGTTGACCCTCGGATAAAACCTTAATAATTTTAAGTCGATTTCTTGTCAACCGGGGTTAAAGTCAGTGACAGAGTATTATTCTGCAAAAGAAGCGGCTGAAATACTTGGCCTGAAATACCCGACCCTTCTTTCCAGGGCAAGAAAAGGAAGAATCACAGCTGTAAAAGTGGGCTGGTCGGTACTGTTCCCCAAGAAGGAAATAGATGAATATGCAACCATGGGACATATGGAGAGGGCAAAGCGGTGATTACTTCTGTATCTCTAGCAAGAGCCTCACAGGCAAGTGGACTGAGCACTTTGTCAAAAGGGGCCAATGGCTAAAAGCCAAGAGGATCATTTCTCAGAATTCTGACAAAAACCTCTATATGTGTCCACATGGGTTCACAGCCCCCAAGAGGTTAAAGACTACCGCAGTTGACCCTAAACTGCTATATGCCGACTTAGACGAGTCTGATCCCAGAACGGTTAAACCAAAACCGACAATAGCCATAGAGTCATCTCCTGGACGTTATGTTGGGTATTGGGTAACTGATGAACCCGCGTCTGAGGAGCTCAATCGTCGACTAGCCTATTCGATCAAAGCTGACACTAGTGGGTGGGATAGAACCCAGGTCCTGAGGATTGTCGGAACTCGGAACTACAAATACAGCTCTTCTCCGAAGGTCAAGCTCCTATGGGACAATGGACCCGAGTACACCATTGAGGGACTTGAGAGCCTAATCCCCCATGTGAAAGTGAAGGGGAACGAAGAAGTAGAAGAAGAAGCAGCTGAGATCTACAGAGCCTACGAAAAGAGGCTGCCGATCTGGGTTAGAAAAGACCTTATGGCTACCAACATACAGGTTGGAAAAAGGTCAGAAGTCCTGTGGAAGCTACACCACGAGTTACTCGAAGCGGGATTAAGTAGGGATGAAGCTTTTCAGCTCCTGTGGGTATCGCCTTGGAACAAGTTCAGGGATAGGCGTAACGGAGCTGAACAACTATTGAAAGAGTTGGACAAAGCTTTATCTCAGCACTTCACGGGGTACAAGACGGATAGGACTGACAACGGGAAATGGAATCCGCTGCCAGTCCCCATCTCAAGTGTTGAGCGGGAAAACATTGACTGGATCATCCCCGGCTTCTTAGCAAAAAAAGAGATCACCATCCTCGAAGGAGACCCTGGACTAGGAAAGTCCTACTTCATGCAGATAGTGGCAGGAGCCATATGCGACGGGAAGAGGTTGCCCATCTTTGACCGGTATAGGTCTCCTCGGGGTAGAGTAGCCTATTTTGATACGGAGAACACAGCCTCCACAGTTACTAAAAGCCGACTGGAGGATAATGAGGTCGAGAACCTAAGGAACTACTTCCAGGGAGAAGAGGGATTCAGTATAGATGACCAAGACCGGTGGGAGGCTGTTATTGATCGACTGGAGGTCTTGAGACCAAAGGTGGTAGTATTTGATACCATCAACACATACATAGGGTCCACTGATACTTACAGGTCTTCCGAAACTCAACAGGCAATGGGTTTCTTCAAGGACATAGCGGTTCGATTCAATTGCTCAGTAGTGGTCCTTCGACACTTGACTAAGGGCAGTAAGGATAAAGCCCTGTATCGTGGACAAGGGTCCATCGCATTCACTGGAGCTGCCCGCATCGTGGCGACTGTCGGGCGTATGCCAGATGATCAAGACATCCGAGTTGTGGCTTGCACTAAGAACAATATCTCCCGGGCTTTCAGGTCCTTCACTTATACCATTGAGAGTCTGCCGGATAGAGGAGATCAGACCAACCGGTCTAGGCTAATCTGGGGGGATCAAGTCGACCTCAATGCCGATGACATTGTGGCGGCTGCGTCCAATAAGCCCCAGCCAAAACTAAAAGACACCACTGAAGAGTGGCTAAGAACCTTGCTCGAGGAAGAGGGGAAAGTCGAGGCCACTGTGATATACAAGATGGCCGAGGCTAGAGCTATCTCGAGGTCAACTGTCTCCAGGGTGGCCGAGAAGCTCGGGATAACGCGTCGCCTGGAGGGGTTTGGGCGGGGTAAGAAGTCCTACTGGTCCTTACCCACGGCATCAGGAGCCTAAGGCCTTCAGCTCACGTCTTTTGGGCCTCAGCGCCGCTGATATATCCCTCTCAAGCTCGAGCAACTTCCTGATCCGGGTTTCAGGTGTGTATCTCTTGAAGTGGCTGGGCCTCAAGTCAAGGAATCTGCTGTAAGGGATCCCGGTCTCTCTAGAGCACTGAAGCATAGACGGCCAGGTCCCCCCGGCCATCTTGAAAGGATTCTTTCTAGCGAGCCCAGTCGTCCCCGGTATCCTCCTATGTCCGCGACCAAGTCCATCTATGTTACCCCGGCTTAATGCCTGGTAGACAGCCCCAGGGGTTACTTTATAGAACTTAGCCGCTTCTCTAACTGACTCAAACACTCCATCTTTGGTTTTTATCTTCATCACTCTGGTCCATAGCCACTAATCAAAGCTCGGATAGCGGCAGCACGAGCCTCAGCCGCTTCTGCCATTTTTAGAGTTAGCTGGGTCATCTCATAGTCTCCTGACCATAGTGAAACCTTGCTACGCATTCGTAATGCTTCTAATGACTGCTTCATCTCGGCTTGCTCAAGTAGCCAGTTAATCGGTTGATCCATCAAATAGGAGATAACACTAGAAGCAGCCTTTAGGTATACATCTCGATACCGTGGCTCAGCATTCCAGTCATCGCCAGTCGCTTCACAAATCACCTGTGCAACTCGCGTTGCGGTCAGGGCCTCCCGCGCCCCCGTCATGGTCTTGTCAGCGAGACGCTCTGGCTCGGCCACCTTGTGTGCACCCGCAGCTTGGACGCAGTTGACGCACTCCCCGACATCGTTGGGGTCCATGCTCGGTTTGTAGGTGCATGGCTCGGCCACCGGCAGGAGACGGATTGATGCCGCTAGCCCCCGCAGCCACAGTTGGATGCCAACGTCCGCGACAGCCTCATTCGCGTCCGCCTCAACCAGTCGCGCCGCCGCTTCCCGCATCTCGGCGGGGGTGGAGATTGGGTCAGTCATTGGTCGTCTCCTTGTCGCGCTTTCCTGATTTCATCTCCGCGCCGTTTCAGATCTGAGATCGCGCCCTCAAGGAAGTTGTTGCATGGTTGGCACAGGTCTCTCCACTTGATGGCGTATCCACAAGCCACTGCGTAATCTTCTGTAGCGATCATTTCGTAGGTGCCACTTTCGCCGCCCCTATACGGTTTCTCCATTTCCACGTTGCATATGTCGCAGGTGAAATACTTGCGCGTGTGTTCACTCATTGGGTCTGTCCTTTCAGGCCATCGCTCCCGGATACATAAACCTTGTCAGGGTCGGTCAGGTTGACCAGCGCGCCCATGAGCATACGGCTGCGCTCCGCGCCTGACGCCGCGACAAAGGCATATCTGCGCTCTCGGGGCCAGAGACATGCAGGCGCGCAGCATGAAAAGTCCGGGCAGCACTCGCCGTCATACTGACTTGTCCCATATTTGCCGTCTGGCGACCACGGGTTATGCCATGGGCGGCCCTCGGCCCATTCGCGCAGTTGATACTCGGCGGCCTCATGGTAGTTCGGAAACGTGGGTTTAATCATTGGGTCTGTCCTTTCAGGGCTTGGCGGGCGTCCCATTGCAGCGCCTGCACCATATCGTAAATCTCTCGGCCTTCGTCGTCGGGACCGATCTGAATGTTGCGGGCGATGCCTTTCAGACCGTACGCGATTTCTTCCAGCGCCGCCCGCAGCGCGTCACGCTCGGCCTCGACCGCCATACCTCGCGCCGTCGCATCATGTGCGACCTTCCAAGCGCGAGCGGCTTCGGCCTCGGCTTTCTCGGCCCGTTCTTGCAGGCGGTCTATGTCCACTTCCTTGTAGAATGACCCATCCGCCAACTCGGCCCGCAGCCGCTTCACCTCGTCGTGGAGGTCGAGGTAGGCGGCGCATATATTCAACCCCAAGGTGAGGTCGCACCGCACCATCTCGGCGATGGTGTCGTGGTTTAGGTCAGTCATTATCTCTTCCTCCAGATGTAAAACCAGATGGGTTTTCCGCCGCTCGGGAACAACAGCGAGATCATAAGCGATGACTCTATTGATCCAAACAGGGTGCCCATGATTGCAATTGCGTATCGTGATTCTTCAAGCGTGAACCCCAGCATCAAGGATCCGATATACATCAACAACCCTGGAACGTAGAAGGCTAACAACACAACCACGTATCTAAGATCGACTCTCATTCTTTGTCCTCCTTGAATCTTCCATCGTCAAACTCAGCCACTGACCTAACCCAGCAATAGCCGCTTTCTACGCTTTGGTAGACCACCATCTCTTCATAGTCTTTTAGTACCCCAGAAGCCTGTAGCTGGCCTCGGCAGATCACTCGATATAGCCCCCCGGACTTTTTATGACGAACAAGCTGATTACTTCTATGCTTACAATGCACAGTTGATTTCAATTCTCGATCCCGTTCAGCTATCCACTCATCCTTCGTGTCATCGGACTGTTTAGAGTTGTAGCCCATCCAGTAGGCTCTAAGAAGGTCATCATAAGTGAATGTTGCTTCTTTAACCCTCTCCGGCTGTGGACCCTGCATGAACGGGTTATGCTCTTTGCAGTAAGCCCCGTGAGGTCCATATCCGTTGCCCCTGGAGCATTGCTTCGAGGTCCATAGATCCTCAAGCCTCCCAAAGGCACATCGGTTGTAATCTGGGTCTCTGCCGCTATAAGAACTTGGATAGCAGCTCAAGAAAGCTTTGGTTTGATTCATCTTCACCACCCCATTGTCCAGTAGAGAAATGATACTGAGACTCCAAGCCACAGAATAGTCAATGAAGCCCATAGCCCTGTGGCTTTCCAGTCACCTTCAGTTTCACCATTGTCATTGGTTGTAGAAGTCCAGTCGGTCAACAAAATAATCCCAACCAGTACAATCGCCACTATGAAGAAGTCCATGTCAGTTCACCCCTCTCTTTGCTTAGTTAACCAAAGCTCGTAGCCTAGGACTTGTATCAGGGTCAACAGTGTAGAATGTCGAGGCCACTTAGTCTTGCCACTTCTGATCATCCTGAGAGGGGATACATGTACACCGATCCTGGTTGCCAACATGACCAAGTCGACCTGATGCAGGTCATATCTCAGGACATTCATCAGACTATCTCTGTCAGTGATCTTGATCATTGTAGTTCTCCACATTGGACAGCCTTTTACCAAGGCTTGATAGCCTCTTGACTGAAGTTGAACAGGGATATGACATCCCCCTGCTCATCTTGTCCTCCTAGGTCCTTTTAAGCTGACCCGTTCTGAGACTCTGCCAGTTGATCTCTCGAACTCAACATTCTCGTCTTCGATCCTGAGGACAAGGTGCTTATCAGTGAATCCGACTATCTCCCAGTTCTTGCCCGCGAAGTGCTTCTTCACATTCTTGTAGGATCCTTCAGGCAAGAACCTCTTGAGCTCCATTGCACTACCCGACATCTGGACTTGTCCTTGTGCCACCATAGTTCAAGACAAACTGATGGGCTTCCTCTGATTTAGCAAAGCACCAGAAGTGATACCCATCTCGAGTGAATCTCAGAAAGTCGATCCCCCACAATTTGTGGTAGGCCTCCGGGTCAATTACAGGGTTCTGCTGCTTGTGCCGCTTTACCCAGTGCGGGTACCGCGTATTAGCCTTCATCAGCAAGTCGTCGAACTTGTTCATCTTGATCTCTCCTCTATCCTCTGACGGTTGATAGCCAAAGCCTCAGGCGATGGATCGTAGTCTCCAAGCAGTCTGTCAGGTACTCCCTCCAAGAGCCCATAAGGGTCATCGAACTTCGGATTGAAGCCCCTTCGTTTCATCTCAAGGATCAGCTGGACTTGCCTACGGTAGAGGAATGCTCCCTTGTCGTAGAAGAACCTCACATGTCCTTTGCCCAGGGTATAGGATCCTGGTAGCTCCTGAGAGTCGCTACGAGCGGCGTACGCGCGCATAAGACCGAACACCCGTGGTAGTTCCCGGTACTCAGCGATTAGGTGTCTGTCGCTCAGCTCAGCGGGCGGCACTAGGTTGATCCTCGTCATGACTCCTCCTCCGACAGTTCCTTGAGATAGGCCGAGATGGCGGTCAACACGGGCCCCTGGGCTGGGTGGATAAGCGGCTGACTGAGCAGCTCCTTAGACTTCCGTCTCAATCCCTTTCTGACAGCCTCCTCAGTCCTCTTTGTGATAGTTACTCGTCCAGAGGCCATCTGGTTGATGTAGATGGGAGTGCGTCCTACTGAAGTAGCCACCTCGGTCGGGGTCATCTGGCAGTAGTGCTTCAAAGCAAAGATTCGAATCTTGAAGTCGTCTCGAGACCATTTGGATTTGGCCATGCTTACCTCCTATTATGGAGAGGGATTTTATCCCTCCCCTGGCTATTGGGTCAATCCTATTAGTCAACCCAATAGACTAAAATTAAAACCACCACCAGAAGTGCCACACAGGAGGCCACCTTGTAACCCCCGCTGATCACATGTCGACCTCGGTAGGTCCACATCCCGTAGAAAATCTGAACTGCTCCAATCCACCCGAGGATCGTGGCCATCCAGCTTACCAGGTATAGTGCATCGATCATAGTCATCCCCCGATCTGCATGTTGAGCGGGATATTTGAGGCGATGCTCACAGACTCTTGAGTCAGGTTGATCTTCAGGGCTTTCCCCGGTTTAGTACCAGTAAGCTCGGCTTGAGCAGCGTGAGCCTCATTCACCTGTTCTGGAGCGGTATTCTCGAGAAGCCGGATGGCGAGGGCGGTCATTACCTGACGACCCGCCTTGAGGGGGTTGGTGGAGAAGCCGCGTTCCTTATGCGCCTTGCGCCCTTCCTTGAAGCAGGACCTCCACCAATAGGGCAGCATCAGCTCAGCGGTGACTCGGGCAGATTCTTTCCCGACAAAGATCACGGCTAGCATCACCTTGTTGCGAGCGGGGTGGAAGGCCTGAGTATAGACCAGCGAGCAGCCGAAAAATTGCGCCACCCCAGAAGCCAAGGTGATGAACTCCGAGTTGTTGCCCGGGCAGTGGACCATCGTGCGTCCCATCGGGTCTTTCGACTGATCCAAGTCCTTCAGGGTCAGGCGGTGCTCGTCCATCATCGCTTTAGCTTTAGCGGCGAGGGAGGCGGCCTCCTCCGGGTGATTGGTGCTCTCAGCCTTAGCAATGATCTTCATGATCCGCTGCTTGAGTTTGTCGAGGTCGGTATCCATGTCAGTAGCTCCTGTGTTAGTCGTTGTCTGTAAGGGTACTATAGACCCTTACAGAGAGCTTCTCAACGTAAGTCTTTACCCGAGGTCTACCGGGGGTGTCAGGTGGTGGACTAGCCACAGTGCCTGGCTGTGGGCGTCGTCCATACCCGAGTGGGCCGTACCGGTCTGGGCTATCTTTGAGTCATTGCCCGAGAGCATGAGCACGGTGCGCAGCTCGTGGATATTGCGGAAGTGCCAGGGCTCTGTGTACCAGTGCGTCAGCAGGGGCAGGTCAAAGTGTGTGCCCTTAGCCCAGACCCTCGCCTGCGGGTCGCAGTACTCCCCGAAGAACTGGGTCAGCATGTCCTGGGCATCAGCCACTGGGATCCTCAAGGCGTTCCACTGGATGTCCAGAGCCTCAGGCTTTGTCGCCCACCAGCGGAGTGTGTCTACCTCTACTTCTCCCCCAAGACTCATCTGCTCGACTACGTCTGGGAATATGCTACCCGTCACCATGTCGCTGGGGTCTCCACCGAGCGAGAATGCACAGAGCCCGATCTCGAGCAGGCAGCAGCCGGGCTTCTTGCCCAGCGTCTCGAGGTCTACCATCAAGTCAGTGTATCGTGTCATAGTCCCATCCTCTCCATCAGAGTGATTATTTCCTGTGAGGGCCGCTCTCTGCTGTCCACAAAGTCCAAGTCCTGCATAGTAGCCCTCAGCCCACTGTCCACATAAGCCTTAGCAGTGGCAGCAAGCGAGGGATAGTCCCCGGAGTACATGACTGCTAGTACCTCAGTCTCTCCGTGAATAACTAGTCGATATATCATCTTAGCTCTCCTTTCCTGGGTAGATCCTATTAGCTCAAACGTACTAACTAAACCCGTTATTTTCTTATTTATAATAAATTCATCTGTAGGCTCTGCAAAGTGATAGAGACGGGTCTAAAACGTTATGGTGGGATACTAACGCCCACTCAAATACTGATGTTTATTGTGGTGTTGTAAAAGTAAAATAAATGCTGATATGTACCAATGAATTAGGAGGTGCTGCGCATAAAATTCATGCTGAGATATTTGAGACACGTTTATTCTGACTATACTAATCGACTTTTGTGCATATTAGGGTGATTGCAATAATAATCATGGATGGTAAATAAACTTCATGGTGAATTTTATTGCATATATATTGTAAGTCATTGATATATATATATCTTATATATAGAGAGAGTAATAAAAATCAAGTTTAGGTTTGTATACGCGCGTAGGCGCGAGCGGGGGTGGACGTGGGAGCGCATGGGGGTTCATGACGAGGCCTTGAGTCTGTCGATGATGGCCTTAGCCTCAGAATCGCTCCAGGCCCAGCCCGAGGCTGGCTTCTCGATCCCAAGGCCTCGTAGCACGGCTCGAGCCTTCGTGGGCGTCAGGCTGGCCTTCTCGGCGATCTGGGAGATGGTCACGAGCCCCTCCTTGCTTGGACGTTGGGTAACCTTGTTGCGAGCCGGGGTGTCACGGATCGGGTCAGGCGCAGGCAGGAGGGCTGGGGTGGTGGAGGATCCTGAGATGTCGCTCGCCATGCGGGGGTATGGAGCGGGCAGCGAGTCTAGGGGGGTGGCCTCCACGATCTTCTCGAGACTCTCTGACGAGACGGTCAGATCATCGACTCTGATGCTCGTGTGGCTGATCCAGAGGGGCTTGCGCCCCTCCAGTATCATGTTGAGGAAAGTGACTGAGGCCGAGGCTGTGCAGAAGCCATGGACTGCGAATCCTCGAGGTGAGTCGAACCTCATGACGTGGGTCGGGGGCCGTCTGGGTGAGGAGGGGAAGTGCTCGCGTTTCGTCGACATCAGTTCGATCCTTGCTCTGAGGATGTCTCGGGTGAGGATGCCTCGGCGGTAGTGGTCTTCGAGGCCTTTCGGGTTTTGGGCGCTGAGGACTTCGCCGGTGCGGTAGGAGCGGGGGCCGAAGGCTGAGGTTTGTCCTGTGGCTTTCTTGTAGGCGTGGCAGCAGGCGATGTAGACTTGCCAGAGGTCTTCGAGGCAGAGAGTGTCGAGGCCACCTTGTGGCACTGAACGTAGTGGGCGTCCTTCTTGCTTTCCCATTTCCACCTCCTGTTTGTGGGGGTCAGGCCCGCCTTGCGCAGAGCCATGCGCAGGTCGTAGGCGTCCAGGTTGAATTCATTGGCGAGGTGCTTGACGGTGATGACGTTGGCCATAGCTGAGTACTCCTGTGGGTTACCAGTAGCGGGAGGTGCGGGCGATTGCCGCGGTGATTTCCATGTCGATCAGGTTCGATTGCTGAGAGGTCGAAGCGGGGACCAGAGAGGCATTAGTCGTCAGTTCTTCAGCGAAGGCTTGGATGATTTCTTCTTCGGACATACCAGCCTCGAAGTAGATGATCAGGTCTTTGGCGACTTTGTAGCAAGCGGTGGCTTGGAAGAACTTCTGGGACCAGGAGAGAGCATATACCGGGTCAGCCTCGATGTTCTTGATGAAGGAGTTTCTTTCTTTCTCGTAGTTCTCGATGTCGCTGAGTGCTGTCGAGACCATGAATCCCAATTTGGATTTGCGGTTGTCGGTGTTGAGCAGCCAGGTGTCGATGTCTTTGCGTTCTTCGGAGCGGGCCTTGCGTTGCTCGAACTTCTTCCGAGTAGCGACTTGTTCGGCTTCGACTCTCGCTTGGCGGTCTGCTTCGGCCAGGATCTTCTTGATGATTTCTTCTTTGGTCCAGTCGCGAGAAGCAGAGTAACCGAAGGTTTCTTTGTATTCTGCGCGGAGGGTCTTGAGCGAGGTGGTGTTCATCGGAATCTCCTGGGTTGGTAGTGGGTGGGTTGGTCGTTGTCGGTAAAGATAGCTATAAAGAGAAGATCAGAGGGTCTCAACAGAAATCTTTACCGACAGTGTGGATTACTCGATGTCGCCCAAAGAAGAGATGGCTTCCTCGACGGATGAGTAGGCTGAGTCCAAGGCCTCGGCAGCGGATTCTGAGGCTTGACCCCGGTCAGACTGCTGGAGGCTCTCGGGCATGTTGTCGAAGGATTCTTGTTCCTCGTCCCTGACAGTGCCCAGTTCTTCGAGCAGACCTTCAAGGCTTGAGAGGATGTCTGATATTGTCTTGCGGCGGCGTTTGTTCATTTCTTGTCTCCTGGAGGAAGGGGGTGGGAGCCCGCACCGGGGGTCATCAGTAGTCGACTTTTGTCAGCTCTGTGCTCTTCAGTCGCCAGAGCGTCCCGCTTTCGTCGACATATGCGAACCCAGTAAACGCAGGGTTACGGGTCAGCAGACTGAGGACTTCATAGTCTGGGTGCTCCATGCGAACATCGAGACTGGATATGAGGTGGATATTGCCAGTGATGCGATGCCGGGCGGTATGGATAGTCTCGAGAGCCATTGGCTTTCTCCTGTGGGTTGGTAGTGGGTAATAGAGATCAATATATAGATGGGTCGGGGGATCCTCAACAGAAAAACGAGATGGCTAGGGAAGGTTTTTTGGGGTATCCTAGGGATGGATGATTGTAGGAGGGATGAAGTGAAGTGGTTCATAGTTCGGGTCAAGAGGCAAAGGATAGGCGAGGCGGTCAGAGAGCTCGATGGGTGGCACCCCTGTGTGGAAAGAATGACTAAGCCGTCAGGGAAGAAGAAGGCGGTTGTCAGCCGGGTGCCAGTATTCCCGGGGTGGGTGTTCGTGGAGTGGGAAGCTGAGAGGTATCTTCTTGCTGACCGGTTCGGGAGCGTCATCAAGTATGGGAGGATGGGGCCGCTGTTTCTCCAGGAGGATGACATGGCCCTGCTTCATGATATAGTGAGGGGTGTGATTGGTGGTGGGGAGGAGGAGGTGGATCCTGTGTGCATAGGGGACCTGGTCGATGTTGTGTGCTTTCCTGGCATCTCGGGAAGGGTTGCTGAGATTTTTTCTGACGGATCGGTAAAACTGGTAGCAGATGGGCTATTTGACCTGCGTGTTCAGGGTTGCCTTCTGAGAAAAAAGGAATTAAATACGTATTAACCGGGTGATCCTTGAGCGCCAACCGGCGAGCTCAGGCCTGGGGCTAACCAACCCTCTTAAGGGTGTCTGCAACAGCAATGGAAATCAATCATGGCAAGAGGGGGAGCAAGACCCGGATCGGGTCGTAAGAGGGGCAGTCTGTCACAGGCTAAGCTGGACATCAGAGAGGCGTGTCTGCCATACGCCAAAGATGCTCTAGATACTCTTGTGAAGATCTGCAGAGACAAGAATGCTCGGGCCTCTGATCGGCTATCTGCGGCTAACTCTCTGCTTGACCGGGCCTTCGGACGACCGATCCAGTCGCATCGAGTAGGTGGGCTCAATGGAGGACCCCTTGAACTCATTAGCGCCACAATGGACCCAAAACAAGCCGAAGAACTTTATTCCCGCACCTTGCGTGGTCAGGAAGAGTAAGTGGCCCCCCGACTACACCAAAGTCTTCGCCTGGAGACAGCAGCAGCTTCTCAGGATGCGAGACAATCCCGCGCTGATCTACGGGGCCAAGGAGTACTACCGGAACAACGTTGTAGATTTCATCTGCCACTGGGTTGACACTTACGATCCTCGGAACGCAAAGAACCCGAGGAAGCTCACCTACATGCCCTTCGTGCTGTTTCCGAAGCAGGAGGACTTCATCTACTTTCTCCAGGCGATGCTCCAGGACGAAGAGGATGGGCTTGTCGAGAAGTCTCGAGACGTAGGAGCCACCTGGCTCTGTGTCGCCTTCTCCATCTGGCTTTGGCTTTTCGGAGACAGCGTATCAATCGGATGGGGTAGCCGGAAGCAGGACTTGGTTGATCGTATCGGGGTGATGGACTCAATCTTCGAGAAGATGCGATCAATCATTCGCCGACTGCCGAAGGAGTTCTGGCCTAAAGGGTTCGATCCTGCTGTGCATATGCCGTTCATGCGGATCATCAACCCTGAGACCAACTCGGTCATATCTGGAGAGGCCGGGGACAACATCGGACGTGGTGGCCGGAACCTGATCTACTTCAAGGACGAGTCTGCTCACTATGAGAGACCAGAACTGATCGAGGCTGCTCTAGGTGACAACACTCGTGTCCAGATCGACCTCAGTTCTGTGCACGGGGTGGGCAACCCGTTCCACCGTAAGCGTGAAGCTGGAGAAGAATGGATTGACGGGCCAGCGCACGAAGGAGTGACTAACGTTTTCGTGTTCGACTGGCGTGACCATCCTGAGAAGGACGAGCGCTGGTATCAGAAGCGGAAGACCAAGTACGAGCTTAGTGGTCTGTCCCACATCTTCGCGCAAGAAGTTGACCGCAGCTATTCAGCTTCGGTTGTCGGGACGCTAATCAAGCTAGAGTGGGTGCGATCAGCATATGATGCTCATGTCAAACTCGGGATCCGCCCGTCTGGGAAAAGGGTCGCTGGCCTCGATGTTGCAGATGAGGGACGAGACCGGAACGCCTGGGCAGGACGACACGGCATTGTGCTCGATCAGTTGGATGAATGGCCTGAGGGGGATACTGGAGAGACTGCTCGAAGAGCTGTAGGCCTGACTAATGGACTACCGGTTGAGATTCAATATGACTCTGTCGGGGTTGGTGCTGGTGTCAAGGCTGAGGCTAATAGGATGGAGTCTGAGAACCTGATACCGAGCGGCACTAAGTTCATCGCTTGGAGTGCTGCCGCTTCTTCGCTCGATCCTGATGGCTATGTGATTCCGGATGATGATCAGTCTCCAGTCAACCGAGACTTCTTCGACAACATCAAAGCCCAGGGGTGGTGGGAGTTAGCAAGAGCTTTCGAGAAGACTTACAAGATGGTGAATGGTCTCCACGAGTATCCTGTGGATGAACTCATCAGCATCGACACTAAGAAGATTCCGGCTAATCTGCTTCGTAAACTCGAGAAAGAGCTGATCCAGGTGACTAAGAAGCAGAGCACTAGAACTTTGAAGATGGTCATCAACAAAGCCCCTGAGGGAACTACTTCTCCGAACTTGGCCGACTCTGTAATGATGGCCTACTGGCCAATCCCCGACAACTCTTACACGCTGGAAAATATCTGATGTTTCTTCTTGACAGCTTCAGAAACTTCGTGGCGGGGCTTGCCACTCAGTCTGACAAGGCTACGGGCTCAGAATACTTCTTCATGCCCATGTCTACGGATCAGCTGGTGAATGCCTATCGGGGTAGCTGGCTGCCACGCAAGATCATCAGGGTGCCCGCAAACGACGCGACGCGCAAGTGGAGGTCCTGGAACGCCGAGAAGGATCAGATTACTAAGATCGAGCAGGTCGAACGTGACCTAGCGGTTCAGAAGAAAGTGCATGATGCTCTTATTCTAGCACGGCTATTTGGTGGATCTTGCATCTACATCGGCACCAAGGATCGAGACCTTAGCTTCCCGATCCAGGAGAATGCAACGATCACCTCACTGACCGTCTTGAGCCGGTATCGAGTGACTCCAGTCAAGTGGGATGTTGATCTGACCAGCCCGGGCTTTGGGCAACCAGAGCTGTTTCGAGTTACTCTGCCGGGTGTAGGTGACTTCAACCAAGAAGTGCATGCTTCTAGGCTCTGCATGTTCCAGGGGGCTCAGCTCGAAGATAGGGACTTGATGGTTGGAGATGGGTACTGGAGTGACTCCATCCTGGACTCGGTCATCCAGGCTTTGCACCAGAGCGATGCAACGATTGCTGCTATGGCGTCTATGGTGTTCGAAGCTAAGATCGACGTCATTCGCATTCCAAACATGATGAAGAACATCGGGGATAAGCAGTACGAAGCTCGTCTCCAGAATAGAGTCATGCTGTCTGGTCTCGTGAAAGGGATCAACTCGGCATTGCTCATGGATAAAGAGGAGGAGTTCGAGCAGAAGCAGCTCAACTTCGGGTCGATCCCGGATCTGATGGACCGTTTCATGCAGAACGTCTCTGGCGCAGCTGACATTCCGATGACCCGACTGTGGGGCCGCTCGCCTGCTGGTATGAACTCCACCGGTGAAGGGGATATGAGGAATTACTATGATAGCGTGTCGGATCTTCAAAGCAACGAGATTACTCCTGCTATCTCGAAGCTCGATGATCTGATCCTGGCACAGGCACTCGGTGATAGGCCGGAAGAGCTGTTCTACGATTGGCGTTCACTGTGGCAGTCGACTGAGGTGGAGAAGGCCGAGATCTTCACTAAGCTCACTGACGGCATCAGCAAGCTGGCTAGCACAAAGCTCATTATGTCTGAGACCCTGGCTACCGCAGCCACTAACATGCTCATTGAGTCCGGCACCATGCCGGGGCTTGAAGGTGCGATTGAGGAGTTCGGGCTCGAACCTGAGGAAGAGGAGCTCATGAGCAATGAAGAACTACTCACTGCCGCCCTCGGAACGACGACTCAGAATCCGCCGGGTCAGGAGGATCAGCCGGATGTTGCTGAAGTCGCTGATGCTGCTGCCAGAACCTTGTACGTTCGAAGAGATGTGCTCAACAAGGGGGCTATCACTGCTTGGGCAAAGTCACAGGGGTTCAAGGAAGTAGTTGATGATCTGCATGTCACCATTGTGCATAGCCGGACTCCGCTGGACTGGATGAAAGTAGGATCCAGCTGGGAAGACACTATGGTGCTGCCCGCTGGCGGGCCCAGGATCATGGAGACCTTCGGGGAAAGCAAGGTACTCTTGTTCAGTGCACAGCAACTCCAGTGGAGACACCGTGAGGCGATTGAGCAGGGGGCTTCTCATGACTTCCCCGAGTATCAACCACACATCACCATCAGCAAAGAGAGCATAGACCTTAGCAAAGTCCAGGCCTACACTGGACCGATCATGCTGGGGCCTGAGATATTTGAGGAGGTTAAGGAATGAGCGCATTCGGATCGAAGCTCCGCAAGGTGGACGGTGGCCGTGTCGCCTTTTGGTGTCCGGGTTGCGGAACGGGACATCAGGTCCGCGTCGATCCGGCATTTGGCTCGGCGTGGGGCTTCAACGGCGATCCAGACCGACCAACATTCACGCCATCGGTGCTGGTGCGGGGCAAGCGCCGTCTGACAGATGAGGAATATACCCGCGCCATGGAGGGAGAAACTGTTCAACTGGACGACCTGATCTGCCATTCGTTCGTGACGGACGGTCGCATCCAATTCCTCGGTGACTGCACTCATGCTCTCGCAGGGCAGACCGTTGATTTGCCGGATTGGCCATCATGATCTGGCTGCGCATCTTTGAGGAGGTTAAGGAATGAGAGTCGATCTGAATGACGTTCTGACGGTCGACGGATCCACCAAGACCACTAAAGAGGGGTACTTGGTAGTGGATGCACGAGTTGCTCGTACTGGCATCCAGGTGTATCACGGATCAGAACTCG